ATGAAAAAAGCCGTCGTACTGGTCTCCGGAGGCATGGACTCCGCCGTCGTCATCGCCATCGCGCGCGAGCAGGGCTATGCCGTGCACGCGCTCAGCGTGCGCTACGGCCAACGCCACACCTCCGAACTCGACGCCGCCGCCCGCCTCGCCGACTCGCTGGGCGCGGTCGCCCACAAGACCGTCAGCGTCGATCTGCGCAGCATCGGCGGCTCGGCCCTGACCGACGAGGCCATCTCGGTGCCGCTAGACAACGACGGCCACGCCATCGGCACGGCCGCGGCCAAGGACGACATCCCGGTCACCTACGTGCCCGCGCGCAACACCATCATGCTGTCGATCGCCCTGGGCTGGGCCGAAGTGCTGGGCGCCAACGACATCTTCTGCGGCGTCAACGCCGTCGACTACTCCGGCTACCCCGACTGCCGCCCCGAGTTCGTCGAGGCCTTCGAGCGCCTGGCCAACCTGGCGACCAAGGCCGGCGTCGAGGGCGCCGGCCTGCGCGTGCAGGCACCGCTGCAGTTCATGAGCAAGGCCGACATCGTCCGCGAGGGCGTGCGCCTGGGCGTGGACTTCGCCGAGACCGTCTCGTGCTACCAGGCCGACGCCGACGGCCGCGCCTGCGGCCACTGCGACGCCTGCCGCCTGCGCGCCGAAGGCTTCAGCGCCGCCGGCGTGGCCGACCCGACCCGCTACGTCTGAACGGCTGAGGGTCTGAACGGCTTCGGCCAGGGGGGGCCTGACTGCGCCCCGCAGGTTTTGTTAGAATCACCGGCCCCGGCGCAGCGCCGGGACCGCAGCAACCGCTTCGGGTCGTTAGCTCAGTCGGTAGAGCAGAAGACTTTTAATCTTTTGGTCGAAGGTTCGAATCCTTCACGACCCACCAAATAAAACAGGCACTTAGGGCGAACCCTAAGTGCCTTTTTTCTTGTCCCGGGAAAATTCCCGGGAAAATTCGCGCTCGGCGGCAGGTTCCACGATAGGTACTTCGTGGTCGTAACGCTGCCGCATCTGCGGCGACTTGTGTCCACCTGACGCCTTGTCCGTTGAATCGGTGATGCCCCGATGCTTGAGGCCGTGAAGGGTGAAGCGCTGGTCATCGGTGATGACCTTGGCTTCCACCGCGGCATCCATCAACCGTTGCCATGCGCTGTCCAGGCTGGATTTCTGTAGCGGGGTTCCCGACTGATTGACGATCAGGAACCGTTGCGAGGCCCGCATTGGTATAGGTCGCTTCTTGCGCAGAAACGCTGCCGCCCGCAAAGCCGCGAGCTCATCCCATGCAGCCCGCGTTGCCTTGTTCCATTTGGTGACGTTATCGAGACTACCTTTGCGGCGGTTACTCAAGATTCCTTCGGGGTAAGCATCGGCGTCCGTCAGCGTATTGACTTCAATTCCGCGTAGACGGCACGCATATGCCAGTTCCATCGCGGGAGCAAGGTAGGGCGACAAGCTGCCCTCGGTGTGAGCCGTCAATGCCCCTCGCTCCCGCGCGAATTTGAGTACCGCTTTAAACACGGGGTGAGGTGGCATTTTGTACTCGCCGCGTTCCTCAGCTAACGAAACACCTTTGCCGGGATTAGTTTTGCAGTGTCCCCGCTGCACACCCCAAGAGAAAGCGCGGCGGGCAAAGCGGAGCATGTGATTAGCTTTGGTCGGCGTAGTTTTCGCAACTGCGTCCACCATGAGTTGAAAGACAGGCACACTAAGTTTGTCAACAAATAGATTGCCGAGCGGTGCGCCGTTGAGAAGTGTTTTGTATTCGCTTACCTGTTTCGCATTGCGTTCGTAGTTGCTCTTAGATTTGGTGCCTAGCTTTTTGAACTTGTCGGAGTCGAGGTACTGTTCGAATACGAATGCAACGGTTCCCCTAATCGCGGTGCCATTCGCAGCTTCCATCAACGCATGAAGTTCAGAAAGTCGTGCAGTGGCCGTAGCGATGGTGATCTTTCTAGAGTTTCCGCCTTCCGGGCATGGCTCGCGGCGATACCAGCGGCCATGCTCGAAATAGATTCCCATCGGTAGCGCGTTCTGGTCGATATGCTTAGGTATGTTCGGGTTGAACTTCCGTTTTCTGCCTCGCGTCATCGCAACACCTGATGTGGTTCGTACATCTCGTCATCGTTCGCCGCGCTAAGACCCAGCGCGGCATTCAGGGCTTCAACAGTGGTCCAAATGCCGCCGTTACCGTCATAGCGAAATCTAATTCCGTTTTTCTCAGCCCAGCGAACCACGGTCGCTAGCTTGGGCCTGCCGCCCCTCTTGCACAGTTCCTGCAAATCTTCGTATTCCAAAACCGGCCCGATCATCGCTCCCCCGGATTGTGCAGTCGTAGCGATTGCTTACGGCCCTTCGCGGCTGGTGCGGCCCTGTGCTTGCGCACCCAGACGCAAAAGGCACGTAGGCCGCACCAGCGCGGTTTCGGGCGGCCTGTTGAGTAACACACTCGGCCGCTATGCACCAATAGCACGCGCCGTGATGGCGTTCGTGTCTTTGCGCGGCGCGGCGTTGCCCAAACCTGATTCTTTTCGATGCGATAACGAAGGCTCATGCGCGGCACTTCGCGCAAGTGAATCGATTGACCAGCAATCCCGACTGGCAGACGACGCGCACGCGCCCGCCAGCGATAGGACGTGCAACATTGCAGCGATGACAGCGGCGCGCATAGACGGTAAACGGGGGGCGACAAGCGACGACGGGCCAAGGCGCGGCCGGCGCGCTCTCCAAAGGAGCGCGCCGGCCGCCGAAGCGATTGATTGTTCGACCCATCGTTAGCCCCCTCGCGCAAGCGACAGCGGGAATTGCACGACGCCTGCCATGTCGTACTGAGGCACCTGTGCTGCGGGCTCGATGCGGCGCAGGCGCGGCCGGCGTGTTGTGTTGATTCGCCGCCACTGCTGCAACGCATCGCCCACGCACGCATGCTTAGCCGTCTGCCGACACTCGCATTCCAGCAAATGACCGCCGCCCGCACTCGCGGCGCGCTGGTCGTGCATATGGCGGGCTGTGTGTCCGCTGATGCACGTAGGCAACGTGACTTGGTGCGAAATCTGCCGTTGGGTCATGCGACCCCCAACGTGCGGCGCACCGCCTGCGGCCCTTGCGAGCGACGTAACCCGGTGGCTGTAACCCCGCACGCCAGCAGGGCGCGGCGGAACTCGCGGCGTTGCGCATACTGCCGCGCGGCACTGCCGAAGCGTCCGGCCAACGCAAGCCGAACAATGAAACGTTGGATTGGCTTAGTCATGCGCGCCAGCCTTGGCCGACGCGCGGGCAGAAGTTAGTACGGCGATTGCCGTCGCCACGTCCTCGGGAAGCGGAATGTAATTGAGGTACTCGCAAAGTTCCTCGCCAAGGACGGTTTCGGAATCGTCCCAACGCGGATCGCGGCATCGCCAAGTGCCGGTGCCGATGCGCGCCCAGGTCCGTGCGACTGCGGCACCCTGGCCGGCGACCCGCGCCGTTTGCCGGATCGAGTCATGGCCTATGACCAATACGATTTCGATATTGACCGGATCAGGCTGCGGCAGTTTTTCGCGGAAATCTGCCGCCAGCTTTGCGCACGAACTAGCGCGGCGGTCCGAAAGCTTGGCGAGGTCTTCGGCGCCTTGAGCCAGAAGAACGCGATCAGCACTCGGGGCGAGGGGATTGCCTCGATGAACTTCCGCCATCGCCCGATTCTCGGCGGCTTCCGCGCGGTGACGCGCCTCGGCGGCGTCGAAATAGGCGATGGAACGGCGCAGGTTGCCGACCAATCGCGATTCGTCGCGGGCGAGCGTGCTAGCCTTTCCAGTGGTCCCGGTGCCGCGATCCGCGTGGGGTGCTGCCGCTGCCGGCTTCGTGTCGGTGCTGTGGTGCATGGTTCTCTCCATTTACTGCGTGGTGATGGCCTTGGGGAGAGCTGTAACTCTCCCGCCGGGGCCGCTCTTATGCTTCGCGCCGGAAGACCCAGCACTTTTTTGTTGCGTTGTTGATTCGCGAATTGACGGCGGTGTTATCCACGAACTTGCGCACCTGTGAGGTCCGCAATAGCCGTTTCAGTTCGGTCATGTCGCAGGGGAGCCGGCTACCGGCTTTGGATAGCCGGGCCTCAAGTTCCACTAGGCTGATAGCGATCAGTTTCTCGTCGCGGTGATGATTGAGCGTCGAGCCTTCGCTATCCCCATGTACGTAATCGAACAGTTCCCAGAACGTTTGCACGTGCGGGTGATCCGCGTTGATCGCCACTTGGCGTTCCAACGCCATGCCAATGAGCGCGCTATGCGTTTCGCTGTATTGCGCGTCCGTCATCGGAACGACCAAACGCAGCGCGTCCACGAACGCCATGATTTGCGCGTGATTCTTGGCGAGTCGGCCGTTCTTCATATCGGCCAGGGCCATCAACTGATTCGAATAGTCGTTAGTGTTCTCGGTGATGATCTTCATCACATCGCGTTCGCGCTGCGCCGCCATTAGCGCAAACCCGGACACCGAAGCAACATCGATGGCCGATAGCTGTTCCGCGATGGCCTTGTTGGCGGCGCTGTGCAGCGTCTTATCGAACGTCATATGCACGATACGTTCCATGACCGCATTGCTCGCGCTAACCGCTGCATTCTGTTCGATCAGGATCGAACCGCGAAACGGCGGGTCGTAAGTATCAGTTCCCGAGTTTTTCAAGCCGATGGCGCGGCCGACATGGCCGTTATACAGCGGCTTTATTTCGTCCCAATCGAATCGCTTTTGCTTGTTGTCATCTTCCTTGCCGCGATCCGACTCGATCAATACGACGGGAAGATTCGCGCTTTGCGTGAAGGTCCGCATGCGGCCGGCCAGGGTCGATTTGGTCGGGTCGGTGCCTTCGTGCCCGGTGCGTCCGACCAGCTTCCACAGGAAATCGATCAGCGTTGATTTACCCGTGCCGGGTTCGCCCGACATTTCTAGGAACGGCAAGCTCTGCTGTTTCGCTCGGATTTGTTCGGCGAACAAGGTTCCGAACCAGAACGCGAGCGACACCATGCCTTTGACGCCGTAACAGGCCCAAATCATGCTCAACCAATCGCTGCGGTAGTCCTCGCGCTTGAGGTTAAGAGCAAGTCCCATGCTCTCGTTGAGACTCTTAATCGACAGCTTGCCAATGTCGAAATAGTCCTCGTCGTTGCGCTTGTAGATCACGCCATCTTTCACGGCTACATCGCCGAACACGTAGCAGCCGTGTTCGCGGGTGTAGCCGATAAAATTGATGGTCTCGACTTCCTTGATGTTGAACAGCATTTCTTTCATTACACGATCTAGTTGGGGGGTGGTGCCACTGAATTGCGCGCCACGGGCTACCCCGTAGGCGCGCTTTTTGAACTCGCTCGCCGTTGCGATCTGACCAGCGGTGAACGTGTCTTTGACGGGTTGCCCGCCATGAGGGAAAGAAATTCGGAAGTAGTACCAACTTTCGTCGGTCATTCGGTTTGACTGGAAGTACAGCGCGGTCGGGTTGAAGTTCGCAAACTCCGATACGGAAAACGAGCGCTTCAATGCTTCGTCCCGTAGTTCCTCGTCGGACAGGTCGGAGTCCCCTTCGGCGAGCTTTTCTTTGGCCTCTTTATAAGCGGCGTCATTGAACGAAGCCCAATACATGCTGTTGCCGTGTTCGAAATGAAACGATGCGCGTTCGGTGCGCTTGTAGATGAGTCGGGCTTTCTGCGTCGGCGTTTCAGCGCACAACAACGCGCCTTCGTACAAGTACGATTCGCGATCTTTCGCGGTGAGTGTTCCGCGTTGGTGGGCGTCGTTCCAATCGACCTTGTCGCGCCCCTGTCTCGGGATGATGGCTGCGGTCGCGGCCCAACCCTCGGTGCGCGCACGCCGTACCCATCGAAGGGCGTAGCCGCGCCCGGCCTTGTCGTCGTCAAGCGCAAACACCAACTGCGGCAGATTGGCGTCGGATGCCTCGCATTCGGCGCGCAGTCGCTTGAGAGCGATTTCGGGATAGTTGTTGCACGACATAAGCGCACGCGCCGCGATGCCGTTTAGCTCCAGGGCGTAAGCGTCAAAGATGCCTTCGGACAACCACAGTTGTTTAGGCGCCTTCGCGCTGTCGGGCAGTTGCCACCATTCGCCGGCCCGGTCCTTGCCGGGCGCGAACTTGGCCTTTTGCTTGCCGAATCGCTCAGGGCGATCTATGAAGCGCTCCCACCAACTGCCATTAGGAAGCGCAAAGCGGACCGTCGCGGTTCCGATCCTCAGTTCCTGGTCGTAGTGCCGTTCCTGCGTGTAGAGGCCGCGCAGGCGGGTCAGCGCGAAGCCCCGCGACTCTCTCAGATAGGCATCGGCGGCGGCGTGCGGCTCCGCGTCGGTCGTCTTGATGCGGTCGGAGTAGCTTTCGAACAAGTCGCGATAGATGTCGCGGATGTAGATGACGGCGCCGCAGTTGTTTTCTCGGCCGCATTTCAGCGCGACTGGCTCCGATGCGTTGGTGTATAGCTCACGTTCGCCGCATTCGGGGCACTTGCCCTTTTGATACCAACCCTGGTCACTCTTGCGCTTGAACTGGTAATCCCGTTCAAGGCGCTTGACGATTTCGTGTTGCAGTTCTTTGCGCATGGGTTACTTCGGGCAATAGGAAGCCGTGCCCGGCCAAATGGCCGTGCGGGATGGCAGTAGGTGGCGAGGCGTCGCGAGCGACGCAGACAGCTAGCGGGCGCTAGGCTCAGTCATTGGCTGCATCCATGAGCGCAAGTTCCATTTGGTGAACGATGGTGCGGATCAAGACATTGCGGGCAAAGGGCAATTGCACGTCGGGATTCGGACATGCCGAGGGTGATGTAGTGCGGACAGCGATCAAGTCGGCAACCCAGCTATGACCGCACATGTCGTTCGTGCATCGAAACGTGACCTCGCGATAGGTGGCCGTCATTTCCCGACTTGAACGCACGTTCGCGACGTGGCGGCAGTGGCCGCATTGCATGGTGAGTTGGCGACTCATGCTTACCGCTTCCCTGCGACCGCGCTCCGCTTTAGACCCAGGGCAACAGCCGCACGATGCGATTCGCCTCGGTGTCCTTTGGTCGTGCCATACAGCGCGTGGTAAACCGCCGCCGTGGTTAGGTCGTTGTCGCGGGCGAACTGCGCCATGCTGATTCCCTGGCGATGCAGCGCCGCCTTGGCCTGTTCCGGGGTCCGAATCCGTGATCGATTTGACATTGCGAAAGATGCCGATAGGTTCTTGTAGATGAGGCTCCATCTTGAGGAAAAATATTCCTCATGTCAACGAACTATGGTGAATATTTTGGACATTGGAACTAGGCTCAAGGAAGAACGTGAACGGCTCAGCCTGTCGCAGATCGATCTAGCAGCGGCTACAGGCGTGGAAAGAAAAACGCAGGCGAACTATGAGGCCGGACGAAGCGAACCCACGGCGGGCTATCTAGCGCGTGCGGCTCACCTCGGCTTCGATATCAGTTATGTGGTTCTCGGCGTTCCTGCGGCGTCTTTGGCGACAGAGGAACAGGAATTGCTTCGTCGGTTTCGGGGCGCCACCGATGACCTGCGGGCGGGCGCACTAGCCGTGTTAGGCGTGTCGGGATCGGCTCGAACTGGCGTTCATATCGCGGGTGATGTCACGCATGTGAGTCATGGTCCCATGACCGGGGCGAATACCTACAACGTCGGCGGCAAGAGCGGGCGCAAAAAAAGGGGGCCGACCGACTGACGCCGGAGGTCAACATCGGATCGCTTACGGTCAATGATGTACGCGAACAGTCAGTCACGATTTATTGGGGTTTGCCGAGTCTGCGCGGTAACGCGAATTGGTCGATACGTAATGACCTGTTGGGCGCTCCCGAATGGTCGCAGTGGGGCCTACGCGCACAGAACGACGAACAGCGAAGTGATGCGAGGACGCGCGATCAACCCGCATGCCACCACCGGGTCAACCTTCTGAAATGTCGGGGCGGAAAAGCCCGGCAGGCTCGCGCAGATCGCGGCGCCCTGCGCGAAACACGGGGTAGAGATTGCCGCAACGATGCGTCGGGACTCTGCACAATGTGGTGTAGGAAAAATCCTACTCCGAAAATTCGAGCGAACAGACACGGCAAAGCCGCCCCGGTTCAACACACGGGGCGTACGCGTAAGAGAAAGAGGACGCCGGCGCTTGAGGTCCATGCGGTCGATGCGTCGCGATCCTTCGCAACACGAAATGGCCTAGGCGTCCACGCGTAGTTTCGTGGGAAGCGCGGCGGCGCGCAATCGGAGTTGTCCCCTCTGCGCGTGTAGGAATTTCCCTCGGACTGAACAATTCAGTCCGAGACCGCCTCAAGTTCAAGCGCGGTCGAAAGTCCACTGTCGCCGGTCATCGTGTGCGTGGTCTTGGCGATCAGCCAGGGCGTGCCGTCCATTTCCGGTTTGAAGCCGCGCACGCGCACGCGCTGTTCCGGGTATAGCTCCGGGCGGCCGATTGCCAGCGTGTACGACAACGTAGCGGCGCCGCGCTGCACGCGCGCCCATTCCGCATCGGCTTGTTCGCGGGCCTCGGCTTCGCTGGCGTAGGTCTCGCGCAGTCGCTTGGCGTCGCCACTTTCGCCGACCAGGACCGATTTGCGATTCGCTCCCGCGTGATCCGTCCAATATGCGCGCACGCCGCTGTACTTATCGCGGTCGGCGTAAGCGAAGCGGTGACTGTCGCCGTCCGCGCGGGCAATGGTGGCTTGCGGCAACGCCGTGCCGGTCGGCGTGGCCCCGCTGCCAATCGGCGCGAATAGCAAGCTGCCGCCCTTGATGGTCGCCACGGCGTCATATCGCTGGCCCAGGCGTGCCAACAGGGCGAGGTCGCTTTCGCTTTGGTCCAGATGCGCCAGCCTCACCGCCGCCAGCGTCGGCGCAATGCGCGGCTGCAAGCGATGCTCGCCGGCCAACTGGCGCAACACGGCGCCCAGCGTGACGCCATGCCATGACCGTTCCTGCCGGGTTCGCAGCGGGCGCGTCATATCGGCGCTGCGTGCGCGGATCGTAATCACGTCGGGCGAGCCCGAATGTTCCACCTCATCGACGGTGAATGTGCCTTTGTCGATCAGACCGCGACCGCGCCAGCCGAGCGCAATCGACAGCAGCACGCCACGACGCGGCAATGCCATTGCGCGGTCATGGTCCTGAATCCGTAGGTCGAGCTGGTCGGCCTCGCCGCCGCGTGCCTCGGAGAGCGACAGGTCGAGCAAGCGGGGCCGTACCCGGTCGGTCAAGTCTTTACCGTCGAGCGTTACCCGCCAATCGGGGATCGCGTGCGCGGGGCTCATGCGCGGCCCCGCTGGTCGCGGTCGCTGTCGTCGTCGGCGCGGACCAACGTCATATCGAATTCGATGCGGCGAGCGGCGCCATCGGCAAACAGAAGCGTGCGCGTTTCGTTCAGATCGCCGATTACGAAACCGCCGTAGACGATGCCGGTCCCTTCGACCAGGGCGAACACCTCGCCCGTGTTAGCCATGCCGCGCAGCACGTCGAGTGATATCGGCGTGCCGGTCAGATCGGGCGCGATCAGCCCGGATAGACGGATGGTGTCGTCGCCCGGCCCGACGTACTGCCGCGCCGCGCGAGCGCCCACGCGATCCGAGCCCGGATGACGCCATGACGAACTGCGCTGAAACTGGTCATAGGCCAAGGTAGGGAGCGCGAACACGAATGTGCCCAATGCCATCATCATGATTAACTGCCGTAGTCGGTGAAGTTGGAACGTTGGCGGGCGGACTTCTCGCGCTCGATCTTTGCGAGTTCGACACGGACGGCCGCTGCAATGTCTTCGGCGCGGCTTCCGCTGTCGGCGTGAATGTTGATGACGATGGGCGCGGGCGGTGCGGCCGGCTGCGGCGCGGTACGCGGCGCCAGCGGCGGGCGTTGATCGATCGCCACGGCCGGCGCCGACGCGGCGCCTAGCGCGAGCGCCGCGCCTGCGCTGCGCATTCCGATGGTCAGGCGCGACAACGCATCGAGCGGCGCCGACTGGCTGCGATCCAGGCCGACCGCGAGCCCGGTCATGGTGTGATCGCCGAAGCGTGCGAACACGCGCGACGGGCTGCGTATGTCGAGCCGCTTAGCGAACCAGCCGGCGACGCTGGACGCCACGCCGGTCACCGTCGATTTGAGCGCGTCGAGTTTCCCCAGCACGCCGTTAATCAGCCCTTGCACCATGTCGCGGCCGAAGCCCAGGAAACGCGCCGGCCAACCCATGAGCGCGGAATTGATGGACTCCCATAGCGAGGCCAGGGCACCACGCAGGCGCGGGCCGTCGCCCGTGAAGATGCCGGCGACCGCGTTCCATCCGCCGCGCACGATGCCGAACACCGAATCGATGAGCGTCGAGAAATAGGCTTTGATTGCACCCCAATTCGAAACGATCATCGCCAACGGCGAATAGGCGACCACGGTTTTAAGCACGCCCGCGAGCATCGTCACCAGGGCGACGACGGCACGAATCTGGCCGGCGACCACGCCGCCCAGGACTTGCCCGAATGAACGGCCGTTCTCGGTCGCCCCCGCCAGTTGCGCGGCCGTGGCTTCGAACGGGGAAAACAGATCCCGCACCACGCCCCACACGGCCGACAGCGCGGCCGTGATGCCATCCCACAGCGGGCGCAGCGGCGCCAGCGCATCAACCAATACCGCGCCCAGCGGCGCCAGTTCGGCCAGGGCAGGGCGAACCGCGGCGGTGAAGCCTTCCCATAGGCCGATGAAAAACGCCTTGATCGGCGCCCAGAACTTCCAGATCAGGAACGCGGCCGCCGCCACGACTGCGATAACGGCCAGGATGGGCGCGGACAGGCCGCCCAGGATCGGCAGCAAGGCACGCGCCGCATTGGCGAGCATCGGCAACACGCGCGCGCCCAGGCCGCCCAGCGTGGTTTGCGCCTGAGTCAGAGCCGGGCCTAATGCAGTGAAGCCGTAGCGGATGACCGCCAGCGGCGCCAGGATGCCGGCCAGCACCAGGGCGAGCCCCGCCAGGGCGGCGAGCAACGCAGCACCCGCCGCAGCGGCTTTGACCAGGCCCCCGGCCAACGCCGGGTTTTCCTTGATCCAGACGCGGGCACTTTGGGTCAAGGTCTTGAAGCGGTCGCCCAACTCGCGCAGATCGGGCGCCAGCAAGGCGCCGGCATCCGAGCCCAGGTTACGGCCGGCATCCTTGGCATTGGCCCAGATCGCCGACACGTTGCTGGCACGGGCCTGCGCCTCGCGCAGCGCCGAGCCTTTCTGCTCGGCCGCCGTGGTCAATGCGATTTGCCTGCGGTATTCGTCAAGGTTGTTTGCGAGCTTCGATGCGTCGTCGCCGAATTCCTTGCCGAACAACTGCGTCGTGACGGTCAGTTGATCTTCGGCCGGTAGCTTCTTGACGGCATCTAGAACGGCCTGAATCGTTCCCTGTGAGTCGGTCACCATGCCTTGCTGCAAACGCGTCGCGTCTAGCCCCAGCGCCCGCAACCCTGCTTGGAAGCGCTTTCCCTGCATGGTGGCAATCGAAAGCTCGCGCACCATCGCGTTCGCTGCACTGGCGGCTACTTCGGGCGCGCTGCCAAGCGACAGGAACGTACTACCTAGCGCGGCGGCCTGCCGAAAATTCAGCTTATCGGCGACGCCGCCCAGGCGCTGCAACACGTCGATGATGTCGCGGCCGTTCGACTGCGCATTGTCGTCCAGGTAATTAAGCGCGTCGCCGAGTTCGTTGATGTTGTCGAACGGCACCTTGTAGAGATTGGCGACCTTACCCATGCTCTCGCCGATTTCATCGGTCGGCATGGTGAAGGCGTCGGCCATGATCGCGACTGACTCGGTGAACTTGATCAGGTTGGCTTTGCCCTGAACGCCCATGCGCGCAGATGCTTCCGTGATCGCGGCAAGGTCTTCAGCCGTGCCGGGCAAGCGCTCGGACATGGCTTGCAGTTCCCGCCCCATCTCGTAATAGAGCGGCGTCAACTTGCCGTGTTCGTCGCGCGCACCCTTGACCTGCCGGGCGACGCCGGTCATCGCGTCTTCGAACGACGCATAGGATTTGATCGCGAACGCCAGCGGCGCGGCTACGGTGCCAGCCGCAGCGCCCAGGCCCGCGCCCGCAGCGGCGAGCGCGCCGGCCTGCTGCTGCGTCTTCGCCATGCGTTGCTGCGCCGCCTGCGCCTGCCGCGATTGTTGAGCGAGCTTCCCAAGTTGCTGCCGCTGCTGCGCGATGCGCTGATTGGTCTGCGCCATGTCCGCAGCCAATCGGCGTTCATGGTCGCCGAGTCGTTTGGTTTCGATGCCCGCAGCGGCGAGACCTTCCCTTGCGCCCTTGAGGGCACGCAGTTTGTTGATGTGCGCGAGCCGGAGCTTTTCGGTTTGCCGCTCGGCCCGCGCATAGTTCTGCGTTAGCGTCTTGGTCGCGACACCGCATCGTTCCGTCTGCGCGCGAACATCGGCTAGACGCTGCTGCTGTGCCTTGAGGGCTTGGCCGCTCGCGTCGGCTTCGTTCTTGAGCCGACGAAAGCCGTCAATCTGCTGCTGTGTGCGGTCGAGTTCCTTGAGGCGGCCTTGCGTCTCGCGCAGGGCGCGGGCGGTGGCTTCGCTGGTGGCGGCGATCCGCTTCATGGGCGCGCTCGCACGGTCGAGCGTGTCGAGTCGCACTTTCAAAGCCAGATCGCCGCCGTTGCTCATTCGTCCGCACCACTCCGCACGCGGGCGCGCTCGCGCCAGCGGGCTAACTCAGAAAGGGAGAAATCCGCCATATCAGCGGGGGTCCAACCGAAGATGGCGGCAATGTCCGCCATCGCGTCTTCTACGCAGGCAGGGAGCCCGACCGCTGCGCTTTCGTCACGAAAAAATCGCCAATCGCCAAGCCGAATTGCGCAGTGTCGGCCGGGTCGAGCTTCGCGACTTCGAAGCTGTTCAACATCGGTTGCGTGATGCGCGGCAGTACCTTATGCACCGCGTCCACTTCCATACGCATGAGGTCGAGCATGGACAGGCCGCGCAGTTCGCCCGACACGGGGCGGCGCACGGTGATGGTCGTGATGGTGGTGTCGCCGCGCTTGAACGGCTTTTCGAGCGTGATATCTACGCTGGCGACGGGATCGGCTTGCGCGGCCTCGATTTCGGCCTGAGTGGTTTTCATGGGGATTCCTTGGGTAGAGAGACAACGCCCGGCATTGCGCCGGGCGCGTGTTAGTAGCCGATAGCGGCGCGCTGCTGCGCGAGGCGGTCCACGCCGCCGACGATCTCAATCATGTTCATGAAATCGAGTTCGATATCGGTCACGCCGTTGACGATGATTTTGTAATAGCTGCACGTGGTCTTGAACGTGGTTTCGGTGTCGTCGCCGGCCTTGACGGTGCCGAAGCCGATTTCCTTGTGTCGGCCGCGCAACACGAATTCGATGGCGAGAATTTCCGACGTGTCGTCGCGCTGGTAGGCGCCGGCAATGCGAAGCTGCACCGCGTCGTGACGCGTCGCGCCGTACTGGCGCAAGGCATCGCGAACGAAGCCGCCGCACTTCCATTCGAGTTCGATCGGACCATCGGGGCCGAAGTCGATTTCAACCTCGCCGCTCATACCGCCGCCGCGATACGGTTCCATTTTTCGATTGAGCGGCGGCGGCGTCAGTTCATTGACCAAGCCAAGGTAGCTTTGACCGTCGATGAAGGCGTTGAAGTTTTTGAGTTTGGCGGGCAGTGCCATTAGGGCTCCAGGGCGAAGGGGGTCAAGCGCTCAAGCGACTGGCGAAGTCGTTGATGTATTCGTCGGTGATCGTCGCGACCAACGTCAGGTCTTCCATCGGCGGCACGGGCGTATAGTCGTAGGCGATGCGCAAGCGACCGGCCGCGACCGATTCCTTCGGATTCGCATCGGGGTCGTACCAGCACTTACCGCCGAGCAGATAGCCGGTGTTCTTCCACTGGCGGAATTGCGCGTTCATCGCTTCGATCAGGTCTTTGATTCGCTGCGGAGTGAGCGGCGCGTCGATGTACGTAAAGCAGTGTTCGGCGAACGTGTCGGCGATGACTTGACTGGTCCGCACGGCCGATTCGAATGCGAAACGCGGATCGTCGCTGCACGTGCGCGAGCCCCAGAAGCGCGGTCCCTTGTTGTTGATGAGCGTGGTCACGTCGCTGGCGTTTAGGTAGCCCGCATCCGTGTCCGGGTCTTGCAAGTCCCAATGCACGTCACGCGACAGACCCGTGACGCCATTCACCGCGACGTTCGACAGGGTTTTGTGCCATCCCTGTTCTTGGTCGATGCGAGCGCGCAGGCCGAGCGCGCGGGCGGTGGCATACGCGGGCTTGGCGGTGCTGGTGGTGGTGTCCCAGGCCACGAAGTCGGGCCAAATGACCATCAATTCACGTTGCGCAAAGGTCTTGCGGTACAGCGCGGCGTCTTCCTTGTTCGCGCTGGTCCCCGCGCTCACGTAAGCCATCGCCCGCAGCTTCTTGGCGACGACGCCCAGGGCGACCGCGACCGGCTGGGTATCCACACCGGGGGCGCCGAGAATGCGCGGGCGCACGCCGAGCTGCGCATGTGCGGCGAGCAGCGCGGACAAGCCGGTATAGCTGCCGGTCTCGGTGCCGCCGATGACGTTGCTGGTCGTGGTCGCATCGTCGGCGCCGGTCGGCACGCGCACGGCGACGACCATCGGACTGCACTGGTCGGCGATGGCTTGCAGCGTCGGGCGCAAGGTGCCGTTGACACCGGCTTTGCCGATGGCGCGGCGAACGTCGGTAATTAGCACCGGGCGGTTGAGCGGAAACGCGGCGGCGTCTGCATCGTTCGATGTGCAGACCACGCCAATGACGGACGTGGATACGGTGCGGATGGTGCGCGGGCCATCCGTGCTTTCAATAACGCGAACGCCGTGGTGATAGTCGGCCAAAAGGAAAACTCCGGGGTGGGATTACAGGCGAATGGACAGCGGGATAGAGAGGTGCGCCGGCACGCGGCGGCCGGTGGCGTCGATGCGCTGCCCTTGCAGTTCCAATCGGGCCGAGCCCGGCGCGTCTCCCGGCGATAGGCTCACGCGGGCCAATCGAAAACGCGGCTCAAACCGTTGCAATGCCGTCGCGGTCGCGCCGAACAGGCGCACGCGGGTGGCTTCGTTCATCGGCTGGTCGATCAGTTCGAACAGGAGCGACCCGTAATCGCGGCGCATGACGCGCGAACCGATGGGCGTCGTGAGAATGTCGGTGATGGACTGGCGCAAATGCGCCTCGCCGTCGATCCGCTTGCCGGTGTGACGGTCGGTGCCGATCATGCGGGCGGCCCCGATAGCGCGGTGCCGGTCATCACAGCCTTGTGCGGATGCGTCTTCAAACTCACACCTCCGCCGATGACGTCCTCGGATGCCTCGGCCTTACCCTTGATCGACGCATTGCCGTTGATCGTGGTCGCGCCGTTGATCGTGACCGGGCCGTTAAGCGTGATGCCGCCATCGGCCGAGAGCGTGGCGGTGCCGCCGCTTGGCAAAGTCGCGTGCAACGCGTGTGCGGCTTCGTCGTAACTGATAACAGCGCCGTCGCCGTAGCGGTTCACATGACGGTGTTCGCCGTCATCGGGCGCGGGATTGGCTGTGCTGTAGAGCGCGCCGAGAATGAAGGCGCGTGTAGTTTCGCCTTGCGGACAAACGAGGATGACTTGTTCACCCACGCTGCGCGGGGACCAACTGGAGCGTTTACCCGCGCGGCCTGCGCACCAGGGCAGAAAGTCGGTCGTCAGATCGCCAGACGACACGCGGGCGGTCTTGGTCCCGTAATCGACTTCGGCAATGGTGCCGATGCGGATCATGTTCGCGATCTTGCGCAGAATGTCGGCGTTGTTTTGCATGGACCCAGGATCGGCGCGGCGCCAATCGCGCGCACGACAACGCGCACGTGTAACGCGGTTACACGTGCGCGGTTCGGGTTTGCTTGTTTACTGCGATAGCGGGATGAGCGGCGCGATCGGTCAGCCGTCCGAAGCGACGGTGCAATAGAATTCCATCGTTCTATCCAGCCAGATACGGCCGTCCTGTCGGCGACGAATCTGCGCGCGCACGGTGCGGGTGGCGGTGGCCTGTCGGCCGCGCGACGCGCTTACCGTCAATGCGATCCAACGGTTTTCGGTCATGGCGAGCCACGCGTTCAGCGTTCCCTGCAAAAAGCCTTCGCTGTTGGCGGCGACCTGAGTAAATAGAATGTCGTACTCGCCGGCTTGCGCGCGCGTCCAGACGCCGCCGCCTTGGCCGCCGTTGGTCTCCGACTTCCACGCGGTGGTGCCGTTCGCGTTAAACGAAAATGTCGCGGTCGCCTTCGCGGACGACGCACCCACGTCGGACGCGTGGAGTCGCCCGCCGAAACCGCCATCGCTTACATACGACGCCGTGCCCTTGGCCGCCCACTTGTTCGATACGTCCAGGCCACCCGAACGACGATTCACGTCGGCGCGTTTCGCGCCGTACTGAATATGCGCGTACCGCAGCGGCGAGCCGTCTGCGCGTTTCAAAAAGCCCGCAACCGGCCCATCGCCGATAATGTCTTGGTCAAACAAGTCATCGAAGTCCACGCCGCCGCTACGGTGTCCGCTCGCCATTACGCGGCCTCGCGCGAGGCGCGCATTTCGGACACGAACGAACGGAACTCATCGGCGAGCGCGTCCAGATCGGCGCGAACTTGTGCGACCTGGGCGCGGTCGCGTCGGGCATTCTCGGCCAACTGCTGTTCGCCCACGATCAGCGGCGGAATCAGTTGCGAATACTGCACGGTCCCGTAGCTGTCGCCGTCGATGATGATGCCGTCGTCGTTGACCGCTTCGGGTATGACGCCGCGCAACTGTTCAGCCAGGACGAACAAGCGCAACCGGCCGTCGCCGTTGTAGAAGTCACGGTAGCGGCCCACGCGCGTCACGATGCGTTCGATATCCGCCAGCCCGTAGGGTAGCGGTTGCAGATCGCATTTCAGACGAACCGACGAACCGTCATCAAATCCGCCGTTGGCAATGATGGCTCCGTTCGACGTGATTGAAACGATATCGCCGCCCCCGTTGAAGAACGCGATGCGATCCGCGTGCGCGTACATGGCCCAATCGCGGCCCGAATCGCGGTCGCGAACGTAGTACGCCGCGCCGCCGCCGATCAGTCGCATCGAGCCCACGCTATCGCCGTTGATGTTGGCTTTGCCGTTTGGGTCGAAGTTACCGCCGTGCCAGAGCAGATGCCGGCTGCCGCTATTCGTCCACAACGACACGGTAGCGCCGCCCTCATAGGTCAACGCAATGGCATCGGCGCCGCTGCGGTGAAAGCCAATACGCGGGAAACTTGCATCGTGCGTGCGCAGTTCGATATTGCCCGTGTTGTACGCGCTCCCGTCCGGTGCCGGGTTGTTCCGCATGAATCGCCATTGGCCGGTCATGTCGCCGCCGCCCGTGCTGGCCTTTCCAGCCAATACGGATTCCAGGCCGGTCACTCGCGGCATCGGCAGCGCCGGAATACGGTCGAGCGCCAGCACGCCCGACGTGATGTCGGCCGCCGCGTGAACGTGCGGGTCCGGCGTCATTGTCTTGGGCCGGTTCTGCACTTCCTCCCAGAACGGCCAGCGCATCGCCGTATCGGGCACGTTCGACAGATCGCCCCACAGATGCTTATGCGTGGAAGGATTGAAGTCGGGCGGCAGGTTGTTGAGGTTACGGAAATCGCGATAGAACGCGCCGTGTTCGCCGTCGAGCTTGTCGGAGTCCAGATTGTTGCCGGCGCCCTCGTTGCGCACCGCGGCGTTCCCCAGGCCCAGCGCGCCGCGCAGTAAGAGTGCGCTTGCGGTGTTCAAAAGCGATTTGATGAAGGTGGACGGGGCGCCTTCGCCGAGTCGCGCATCCATGATCGCCTTACCCCCGGCCGGGGTCAGGGCGCGCGTGTGGTCGGTGCCGGCGATGGCCTCGGCGCGGTCGGCGATCTCCAAGACGCCTTGCACGGTCTCAGTCGCGGGCGGGTTCAACCAATAGGTGTCACCAAACACCAACGTCGTCGCGTCGATCTTCTGAAATCGCACATCGGCGGTCAGCAGCATGGACGCCGCCGCGCTCTTGTCTAGGATCACGTCGGGTTGGCTGTAGACCGCAAACAGCGTGCCGTCGCTCAGGTAAAGGCCGAACGCGCGATAGGCGTATTGGCTCGGGCCGTCGTCGCGGATGGACAGGTGCAACGTGTCCTTGGCGACTGCCACGCCGCCGAAGCTGGTCAGGCGCAAGAACTCGCCGGGGAGCGCGGTCAAGTCCTCGTTAGCGGTGAAGGTCGCGGCACTCAATCCGATATGGGTCACGGTGACCGCGTTGGTGCCGGTGTTTGGTCTATTGACGAGCGCGCGATAGCCGGCGCTGGTCACGGTGATGAGTAGTCCGCTCACGGGGTTTGTACTTCCTTGGGCTCGATGGCTTGAAACTGCAAGCGGCGATGAATCGCGACACGGGCCGCAGCGGCGATGCCGACGCCGCCCACGGCGTAGGCGCCTTGCGTAAAGGTGAAGTGCGAGCGCACCGGCTTTGTGCGCGAGATTTCGGCGATCACGTCGGCCACAAACTCTTTCGTGGCAACCTGTCCGTGTTCGCCCGAAACGGTTAGCTGTACGTCGAAGGTGTGCGGCGGGCCTTTGGGTTCGGTCTGCCACCATTCGCGCAGGACGACAGCGCCGCCGAATGCGGCGACCACGTCGCGCACGCTCTGCGCGGTGCCCTTACGTCGCTGAATATCCGTCGCGGCGCGCACGCGGGCGCGCTTCACCGGCTCAGACCAATAGGGTTTCCACGAATCGATAGAGCGGTCCCACGCCAGCCAGGGCAGGAACGCGAGCGGGCACCGGTCCGGGTCGCGTATCTCGCGCAGCAGAATCGGAACATCGGCCGCCGCCGCGTTAGTGGTTTCCAAGGCGCGTTGCAGCGCCGTCGCGTTCGGCGGGAGTAGGCTATTCATCCACGCCGCCGACCGCGATATCGACGGCGGTGCAGTGCGTGGCCTGCGTCCGATCGATGACGATATCCAGAGCGGGCGAATGCAGTTCGACGCGCTGCACGCCCTCGGAGTGAAGGACGGAGAACAGGCCCGAACGCGGAACGTCGCGGCCGAGTCGGTGCGATTCCTCGATATAGCGCCGCAGACGCTTAATCGATTCGTCAATGACCAGCGAGGAATCGGGACCGGCGTAGGTGTAGACCGTCGCGCGCACTTCGAACGGCACGATACGCGCCGACTGCACTTTGACGTAATCGGTCAACGGTCGGATGCGGTCATCGGTCAACACGCGTTCAACCGCATTCACCAGGGCGGGCGATGCCGTGCCGTCGCCGCGACGCGCCAGGACCGTCACCAGCACCTCACCCGGCGCCGGGCTGGTCGCGCTGGCGTCCAATACGTCCGGGTCCGCGCTGAGCGTGTGGAAGATGTAAGCGCCTTCCGGTCCTGCAACCGAAAAGCCTTCCGGCGCCAACTGAATGCGACGGCGAAAGTCGGAATCGCTTTCGAAGGTGGGCGGGATGCCGCGCGACGGGTCGCCGGGATCGAGCATGTATCGCGTGATGTTATCGCGAGCCCCGATGTGATCCAGATCGGTGCCGGTCGCATACGCGAGCATTCCCGCTTTCGCGGCGTCGTTGACGCGCTGGCGGAACATCAATTCGAGATAGGCGTTCTCCTGCAAATGGATCATCGACGGATCGGATTCGGTGGTCGCGTCAAACTCCGGGTACAGTTCGCGGAACTTCGCGATGCGCCTCGCCAAAATGGTTTCGTAATCCTGCGTTTCCACCAGCGCGGGCGGCGGCAGGCGCGACAGATCGACGGCGGTAAAGGTGGACATAGCGGACCCGGTGGGAACTCGGGTCAGGTTCGCGCGCGCACGTCGATGCCCCTACGAAGCGCCTTTGTGTATGCGGGATTCACGGTCTCATCGGGTGCGACGGACCGGCGTAGACTGCGGGCGTCGAGCCTAGAGGGCGACACCATGCGCAGCACGCCGAGCAATCCTTACCGAGATTCCGATTTGATCGAGCTGGCCGAGCAATGCATGAGGCGTGCGCGCGAGCTAAACGACCGCGTGCAGCGAACGCCTGAGCAGCGCGCCGTGCTGGCGTCCGATACCGCCTACCTATTGACCGCCGCCGGCTCCGCGCTGGACTCAAGCGAGTACATGCCGGGGAATCCTGAGTACGCGACGAAGGGCGGGGAGAGAATTTCAGTAAACGAATTCATGCAATGGCATCTGCGCCACGTCCACAACTCGCGCTATCGGACCTTCCTGCGGGCGCTAGATATGGCCGCCGGCAAGAACCGTGAGGCATGGCGCATTGATGTGCTTATCGACGACAAAAAGCCCGACGCGCTGGCCGTGGAAAGTGATGAAGGGCTGCGCGCTGTGCTTGCTGAACTAGCCAAGCTTCCGCGCTGGGGATACCGCCGCCGCGGTTGATTTCGAACGAAATGACCATTTCGTGGAGCGAAAAGCAGTTTCCGTTCAACAGGATTGGTGTTTCGAGACATTTTCGGAATTTCTATTGCCTGTTTAATAGAAGCTGGGTTAACTGAGTCACCGCCAAGAACTCATGAGGTGCGATTTGGCTACGAAGTTGACTGGAAGCAATAATGATCCTCGCAGGCACGAGTTGCTGCGCAAATACCGATTGAAGACCGTGCAGCACACCCGCTTGCTCGATGGGACAACGTACCCGTGTTGTGGTTGCCCAAAGTCGGTTGGGACTATTTTCTACATGTTCGAAGCCACGAACCGCACGACTGGGGCGCAAACATTTCTGTACGCCGGGGAGCGTTGCGGAAAGACACTAATGAAATTTTCGGCTTCCACCAATGATCCGATTCAGGACCTGCCGTATTTCAATCCGCTAACCGGGATGTCTAGGGCATCTACTGGTAGCGGCACAGGTGGCGGTGGATCGATAGCGGCGTGGCCACCACTAAACCGCGAGCTGTTTTATGCAATCAATCTGACCTTCTTGGCGATGAAATTAAAGCCGGGCTCGACGCTATCGAAGGTGCTCGAAACAATCACCACTAACCCGTCGCGGGTACTGCCTACGACGGCGCCAGCGCTAAACACGATCATAAAGAACAATTTGGACAGCGCGCACGGCAGCTTGACCGACTACGTGAACGACTTGCGGGTTCGCAATCCAACGATGAAAACGTACCCGTTCACGCTCATTCGTGACGCATTGAAGAACTTGAGTACCCCGCCGATCGACTACCTTTGAGGTTCTAACATCCGCACGATGCGGGCAGTCCGTGAACCCGCGTCCCCCTGTCGGCCTATTGGGTCAGGACACGGAACAGGTCGCGCGAATGCCAGCGCTGGCGTTTGACGCGCACCTGGACCAACGCGCGGAATCGATCAGAACTTGGCGCAGCACTTGGCCGGAAGCGATGGCGCGCTTGGTTGCAGTGATAGCAGGCTGCGACGACGTTTGCTCCATGCTTGCCGCCGTCTTGTCGCGCTATCAGGTGCTCGGCCGTAGCCTGAAGTCGGGATGCTTGCCGCAGCGACAGACCGCGCGCTATGGCGAAGCCGGCGCGATCGGTTAGCCACATAGGGAAGTCGCAGTAGTAACAGAGGCCGCTCTGACGATGAAATGCGGCATTTCGGGCGGAGCTATAGCGGTGTGCCATGAGGTGTCCTTGAGAGAGCGAAGGGATTTTTCCCGACGCCTCTGTAGAGGACGCACAGGCACCTGAGGCCAAATAGCCATGCAGGCACAACACCGGGGCTTTAGCCGAGCCGGTATTTCATTTATCGCGCTGTTCCGGGGCGGTGTCAAGGCAGCGGCCATTGCCGGCACCTGGAGATTCGATCAAGGCGAATTGATCAAAATTTCATCGCGGCGGTATCAGCCTGATCACACTTGGCCTTCTAGATGGCCTTGAAGAAAGGCTGCGAGATCAATGTACGAACGTGCTGATTCTTGAGTCGGTTCAAAATTTCCATGAGCAACTTCGTTGCGAAGACGTCGAAGCTCGTGAAACATAGTGACTTGACTTGGATTGAGAATTGATAGCTGCGCTAACGGCTCTGCGAGACGCGGTGCTTGGAGATAAGATGATTTTGCATCGCGCTTCCCAACCAATACAGCGCGGGCCGCAGCTTCTAAGCGAACCCACGATTCTAAAATCGCAGAGCGCGGGTGTAGTTCCGCGACCTCAAAAAGAAAGCTTTTAGATGCCGTATCTCTTGATTGGATCGGTGCAGCCTCGCCGGGCGCCGGTCGCGAGTCCTTAATTTCTTTGAGCTGTTTAACCTCGCGCTCAAATTCCGCTTCTAGCGGTCCGGCCTTTAGCTTTTTAAGTGAAGGCGCAAGTTTCGCTATTTCATCTCTAAGGAGAGCTACAAGTGCTACCGCAGCCACCGGCCACGCCAACGATTCAATAGCTTTCGACCCAAATGTGATCCAGTCCATTTCTCTCGACGCTCCTAGAGGTTGTCGAATCGTAAGCAATAGCCGGTCGTCCTACACCGCTTACGTAAAATAGGATGGAATCCGGCCAGACAATTGCGATCAGCCAGGAGCAAATCCCTGGGTCTGATCAACTGGGACGCAGTGTTGGTGTCAGGTGGGCGAGTAGAGCGCTTTGTAAACGCTCCCGGTCGGCTGGGCTAAACCCAAGTAGCTGCCTGCGGGCGTAGCGCAGGAGAGCGCCGCTGTGCTTCGCTCTGTCCAAGCTGCCCTCTTGGTGAACGCGGGCGATGCGCGCCACACGCCCGGCGTATCCGACGCGCACCCCATCCGCATTACTGGTCGCTCGCAGATGGCGGGTCATTCGGATGCGTCGGAACATGGCGCCGCGCCGAATGCGGCCGGTGCGGTCATCGCGCTGCGGCTTGCGCGGTGCGTAGGCGCTGCCGTCCGGGTTGCGCTGTTGTGCAATGCGCCGCTGTTGCGACCGCCGCAGATCGACGGCCAGCGCTTGCAGCAACCTGCGGCGCGCAGTTGGGGCGAGCGCCGCAATCAGCGGCGCCGCCCACGTTTCCAATTGCTCAAGGTCGTTCACGGCACCATGCCGAAGTTTGTCCACGACTGGGCGTCGAACCTCGGTTCGGGCCAGGGTGTAATGCTGTTCTCACCGTTCGGTAGCGTTTCAACGCCGATACGCTCGGTCAGCGGTATCCGAATTTCCACGTCGGCCCGTTCGTGGTCGATCACGTCGACCTCAAACGCGATATCGCCGCGCCGGTCAGGATTGGCGAGCAATTCGTTTTGATGCAACGCGGCCCAACGCAGCACCGCTAGAAAAAGCCGGTTGGCGTCGCCGACGAAATCCACCAGCACCAGCGACAGCCGATAACGCAGTTCGAATGATTCGCTCGTTTGCGCGGTGCTGATTAGGCTTCCTTCCTCCACGAACACCAGCAGGCTTTCGGGGTTGCGTTGCAGTTCGGGAATCGCCTTCGCGAGATGGGCGCGCAAACTGGCCGGCTTGTTCATTGATTGCGAAGGCGCAGCAGTTCGCGCACGTAGTCCTGCAAACCGATCACTTGTTCGGCGTTGGCGTGACAGGTGGCGTAGTTGTCGGCGACGGCGCCGGCAACATCAGAGAGCGCAACGCCAGCGGCGGGCGCATCAGGATTTCCGGTGCTTGGACCGGTGGGTTCGTTCGCTGCGGCGGCGTCATGCAGGCGCACAAACCCAACAGGCACAGTGCAAGCAGCGTCGGCGGTCGGAGTGACATAGATGGGGATTTCCTTGGTGATGATTTGGGCGTTGGCGCGCACGACTTGCACGCGGTCCACGTAACGCACCACAACGCGCTCAGACGCCAACGCCAAATCGCGGGCGGCCTCGGCCTCGCGTTGGGCGTCCTCGGCGATGCTGGCGCGTTCCTCGGCGTTGTGGCGGCGTCCGTTCTCGATCAGGACGAAACCGCCGACCAGGGCGACCAGCACCAGCAGCAGCGCAAGCGCACGGCTCATGCGGCCAGCCCGAACGCGGCCAGGGCGCGTTTGGTGCGCGCCGCGCGATCTACCCAGCCGTTCGGAAGGCGACGGGTATCGGTGCGCCCCAGGTTGAGTTTGCGACTCACGCCGAGCGTGTCGTTTTCGTCGGCCAGGGTGTTGAGGCCACGGCCGCGCCAGTAGGCTGCCGCAATGTCGGCGCCGACTTCCACGCCGGTTGCAAGGTCGGGCTGCGCTTCCAACGGCAGGCCCAGCAATTCGCCGATCCAGCGGTAATTCGCGCGCCCGGTCAGATGCACGGGGCTCCGGCCCCGGAAACGATAGCCGTCGCCGCTGGACTCGTTGCCGTTGCCGTTGCTCGACGCATAGACGCGGTTGCCGATGCGCTCGGGCTGGCCGGCGTACTGCGCGGCGGTGGCCGGGTTGAAATGGTTTTCGAACACTTCCAACAGGCGAGAGGCCGAGTAATCGAGATTTTCCTCTAAGCGAGACAGGCCGGCACTTTCGTGGCCGAGTTGGGCGAGGAAGTGCGCGGCACGGCGCGGCGTGGTGATGCCTTGCCGGTGCATGGCGCGCAGCAGCGGCGACAGCCACCGGACGGCACGGGCGGGCGGGCATTGAACGGCGGCGGCGAGCTGGGTTTCAGTGAACATGACGGCGGGGGCTCCGAATCGACAGACGGGACGCGCGGGGGTGGCCGTGGGCGATGTAACGCCACCACGGGCACGGCGCTTGCAGCGCCAGGAAGACGCATAGGGCGCAGCGCAAGACGCGCTCAGAGGGGAATGCAAGCTCCAGCAGCGCGGGCCACATAACCGCGGTGCCCGCGCCGGCCACGACCGCGACCAGGGCGAACAGCCGCAGCACGAACCGCAGGACCGCGCCCAGGTCGGCACGATCGATCGAGCGCCAACCGCCCGCGCCATACGCGGCGAGGTTTTGCGCCAGGATCAACCGCAGTTCGTCGCGCAGATCGGCGCCGGTCGGGGTGTCTTTAATCATCGCCAGCGCAGTGAGCAGGGCGACCAGGGCGCACAGCCATTCGAACAGGATCATTGCGGCTTGCCCCCGATGTCGCGCTTTAGCCGTTCGGCCAGCGCTTCGCCGATGACGGGAATCAGCGATTGCGCGAAGAACGCGACCAACAGCGCCATCGCAGGCGCGACCGGTTGCAGGAAGCCCAGGCCGGGAAAGCTGGGCACGACGATGGCGATGCAGGCCGACACGGCCGTATAGGCGAGTGCCAGGCCGTACAGCCGTTTGCGACTGCCGCCGGGCTTGTTGACCAGCAGGCCGCAGGCCACGCCGGTAAACGCCATGCACAGCACCGCTGCCGGCACGCCGACGTGCGCAAGCGGCGAAGTCCAGGCGATGACGCCCAGCGATGAGGACGCGGCGGCCGTGCCGGTCAGTGCGGGAATGGACAACAGGGGTTCGGTCGGTGGCGTCATGCGGTCGATCAGTCCCAAAGCTGGATGAGGGTTTGGTGGGCCGGCGCGGTGGCGACGGGGGGCAACAGATCTACGGCCGTGCCGTGCGGCAGGATCGGACCCAGGTCGGCGAGCCCCGGATTTGCGATGAGCGCGGCCTCTACAACGCCCGCCGTGCGTCCCAGGACGCGCCAGCACAGCGCATCCAGGGTTTCGCCTTGGGCGGCGTAGGCGCGCATCAGATGAGTTCCACGACCGAGCGTGTCGCGCCCGTGATATCGCTCACGGCCCAGGACGCATTGCGGCGCCATGTTCCGGCGTTGTCTTGCGCGTCCTCGGCGCGGCGCTCGCCGCTGCCGGTGCTGTCGAAATCGGGGTAGCGCTCCATCACGTCCGCTTTGAGCAGGCAGGCGACGGCGCGGCGGTACAGCACCAGCAACCGGGACTCGCCATCGAAGCGCGAGGACGGCACGGCCGCGAGCGAGCGATAGCCGGCGCCTTCGTTCCCCGCGCGAAACTCGCGCAGGCGCGCATTGATCGACAAGGCGGCATAGCGCGCCAGCTCCCGTAGACGGTCGCCGGTCACGGTGCCATCAATGCGGCCGGTCTCGCGCAGGTTCGCCAAGGACAGGTCAGGGAACCAACCATCGTTCGATAGGGTGTCGCGCTCGGGCGACGTGGTGTCCGGTGCGGCGGCGATAAAAGCGCTCATGCGGTGTCCAGATAAAAACGGCGGTGGGGGGCGAGCGATTGGGGAGAGAGGTCCGCACGCTCGCCCCGCCGCCGTGCGCGCGGGTGGGCGACTCGGTAGAGCCAGGGAAGGGCCGAGACGGCGGGCGGATTACGTGGGTGCGGTTTCCGGCCCGCCGTCGTCGGCTTGGCGCAAAGCGGGGGCGCTTTTGTTCAAAGCGCGATCGAGACGTTCGAGTTCCTTTTTGACGCCTGCGCGGTCGTGCAACTGCAAGGCGCGGCGCAGATGGTCGCGGGCAATTTCCGCCCAGCCACGCGGGGCGCCGGAATACGGCGCCTCGCCGGCCTTCGCCATGTACGCGACGCCGAGCGCCTTTTGCAGCTTGGCGCGCACTTCGTCGGGCATGTCCTTATCGCGGGTCAGTTCCTCGGCCTGCGATAGCACGCCGAGCGAGAACGGCTCGCCGCTGGCCTGCGCGATGAATGCAGCCTCGGCGATTTGCTCGGCGATCAAGGTCGCGGGCGTGCGCTGGTACGCGTCGGGCATCGCCAGATCGAAGCGCAACGCATAGTCGGCGATGCGTAGCGCGTCGCCATAGTTGCCGGCGTCGATGTGCCACACCATGACGAACATCAACACCGCGTCTTGGCCGCCGCGCCCGCTACTCAGTACGCCGTCGACCCAAGGGGCATACTCAGGCAGCAGCTTGCGTTTTACTTCGATTTTTCGCTCAACCGACTGCACCAGCTTTAGGCGGCGGCGATCCTCGGCGAGCTTCATCAACATGAGTTCGTAGGCATTGGCGTTGATGGGCTCGCCGGGGTCCGCCGCCGCCGAAGCCTCGGCGGCGGAGACGCGTTCGAAGTGATGGCGTGCGAGGGTCATCGCTTACTTGACCGGCGCGACTTGAATGTTTTCGATCAAGCAACCGGCCGAGTAGTCCTCGACCACATACGCATCGTTGGACGATTCGTAGTTCTCGATACGGTCACGCTTAGCGTTGTCGATGATGGTTCGGCGGCGCGAGCCTTCCTGCCAGTAGATCGACAGATTGTCCAAGCGGGTGATGAAGATCGAGTTCGCCGGGAAGTAGGGCACTCGCACCGCGCCGTGGTCGCCGATGCGCTTCTGACTCACGATCATGTCAGCCGCGAGCTTTTCGGTCGGCACGTTCTGGTTGAGCAGCGGAAAATACTTGTCGGCCAGCAAGCGACGGCCGCAGATGGCGACCAGACCGGCATCTTCCTGCCACCACGGCGCGATCAGGTTGTTCACAGCATCGAACACCAGCGCGTCCAGATTGCCGTAGTCGGCATTCTCGCCTCCGACTAGGATCGCGCCGCCGGCCTTGCCCTTGTTCAGCACGCGGGCCGATGCGTTCTCGCGGTACTTCTGCAACCAACCCTTGTTCACGTCCTGCAACAGTGGATTCTTGACCCGATCCGAGTTCGCGGCGCGGTCCACGCCGTTGAAGCCGATGATGATGCGATCCAAGGCCTGCCGTTGGAGCAAGCTATTGCGCACACGAGCCTGAAAGTCCTTGAACTTCGCCCAGGTGTCGAGCTTGGAATACTTGATGTGGGTATCGCTGTTGGTCTTGGTGCATTCGTACCCGGTGGCATCGATGCTGGTCGGGTCGGCGGTCTCACGATCCTTCTCGTCGGTGTTGGTCGTGCTCGCGACCGGCTCGCCGATGCCGAGTCCAAGCTTTTCGCCCTTGATCTCATCGACCGGCTGAATATTCACGGCCTGCAGGAATGCCGAACTTTCCTGCATTCGGGTTTCCATCGTCTGTTGAACGCTCGGCGCGACGGCGAACTGAGTTGTGGCGCTCTCCGCGTCGTTAATGGTCGCCACCTGGGCGGTGTACTCGTTGAACTTCTTACGGGTGTCTTTACGCATGGGGGTCGGCTCGAAGTGAAAGGGGCGTCGCGCGGCGGGATCGATCAGCAGTCGGTGAAGGCGTCGGCCTCGCTGCCGGTCGCGGTCGGTCGGTTCGGTTCGCCGTTGGGCGTCACGTCGAGCAGTTCGCGGAACTCTTTGATGGCGCGGTCGGTGTCCGTGCGGTAGCGGTCGAATTCCTGCCGCAGCTCTCGCGCGTCGCGGTCGCGCTCGCCGATAGCGCTCGATGCCTCGGCGGCGACCTGTGCGATTTGCTCAACCGCGCTATGCACGTCGGCGAACCGCGCATCGTCGGTACGGCTCTTGACGCCGAGCAGCGAACAGACCCGTTTGAACAACGAATCGGCCGGCGCGGGCGCTTCCTCGGCGTCTTCATTGAACGCGAATTCGACGGGCTCGGCGACGGTAAACACAGAGTTGACGCTGAACTTGCGCGAGGCGTAGGGGTGGCCGGCCGGGTTGTTGGCGGCGAACGTCAACAGTTCGGTGCCAAGACTTGCGGGGCTGTCGGTCACGGCTAGTCCTGTGAGGTAGGCGCGGCCGGTGCTGGCGAAATCCGGCTCGATCTCGATGGACGTGAACAGCTTCTGTTGCTTCTTGTTGAGCGCAACCAACGCGGACGTGGGTTGAATCTGTGCGAACAAGGCCAGCTTGCGCTCGCCGCCGATCTCCACCATGTCGGTTCTGAGCGCGAGTACGTCGCCATATGCACCGAACGCAGACTCGGGGCTAGCGGCACGGATGTGTTCCATCCAAACGCGTGCAGCGTAGGTCTCGCGGTTGTAGGTGGCCGCCGCGTCGAGTAGCCACGAACGTTCGATGACGCGACGGTCGCACGTGTTGCCTTCGACGGCGACGCGATAGAACTTGACTTGCTTTGCCACCAGTTAACCCCGGACGAATGTTGTTTCGATGGGGTAATGGTCGGCGCCGGGCACCGTCGCAGCAACGCAACGCACGCGTGTAAAGCGCATACACGCGGCGTAACGGTGCAGGCTTCGCGCGCGTGCGAACTAGCCTGCGTGCATGCTTTCTTTCGCGCCTGCACCCAACATCGATCACCGCCGAAGCGCCCGCGCCCTGTACTGGCAGGGGTGGCGCGTCACGGACATTGCAAAGTTCTATGCGCTCGCTAGAACCACGGTCGAAAGCTGGAAACAGCGCGACAAGTGGGATGACGCCTCGCCGATTGAGCGCTTGGAATCGTCCATTGAGGCGCGAGTGGTGCAGCTCGTCCACAAAGAGCCGAAGACCGGTAGCGACTACAAAGAAATAGACCTGTTGTGTCGGCAGATCGAGCGAACGGCGCGGGTTCGACGCTACAGCGAGCCCGGCGGACACGAAGGCGATTTGAATCCGAATATCGCCAAGCGTAATGCCAAGCCGAAGCGCAAGCCGGTGCGCAACGCGTTCAGTGAGGAACAGCAGGCAAAGCTTATTGCATCGTTTGACGATCAGCTATTCGGCTATCAACGGTATTGGCGCAAGAACGCCTTCGGCGAGCGAATCCGCAACATTCTCAAGTCGCGGCAGATCGGCGCCACGTTCTACTTTGCGCGTGAGGCATTGGTCGATGCGCTGGAAACCGGGCGCAATCAAATCTTCCTGTCGGCCAGCAAGGCGCAGGCGCATGTCTTTAAACAATACATTGCGCAGTTCGCGCAGACCGTCGATGTAGACCTCACCGGCGATCCGATCATTCTGCCGAACGGCGCGACGCTGTATTTCCTCGGCACCAACGTGCGGACGGCGCAGAGCTATCACGGCAACCTGTACTTTGACGAGTACTTTTGGACGCATCAGTTCGAAGAACTGCGCAAGGTCGCGGCCGGCATGGCGCTGCATAAGCACTGGCGGCAAACGTATTTCTCTACGCCGTCCAGCGTCACGCATCAAGCCTATGCGTTCTGGACGGGTGCCGCGTTCAACAAGGGACGAAGGAAAGAGGATCGGGTCAAGGTTGACGTGTCGCACGAAGCGCTGCGCGACGGTCGCATGTGCGCGGACGGCCAGTGGCGCCAGATCGTCACCATTGAGGACGCGCTACGCCAGGGTTGCAACCTGTTCGACCTCGATCAATTGCGCTTGGAGTACAGCCCGGACGAATGGGCGAACTTGCTTATGTGCGAGTTCGTGGACGACACGCTGTCGGTGTTCCCGCTCGCGGAGATGCAGCGCTGCTTTGTCGATTCTTGGAGCGTATGGGACGACTTCAAACCGTTTGCGCTGCGACCGCTCGGCCATCGTGAGGTGTGGGTCGGCTATGACCCGGCCTTGACCGGCGACAGCGCCGGGCTGGTCGTGGTCGCGCCACCGCTGGTGCCGGGCGGGAAGTTCCGCCTGTTGGAAAAGCACCAATGGCGCGGAATGGACTTCAAGACCCAAGCCGAGCGCATCCGCAAAATTACGCAGCAATACAACGTGACCTATATCGGCGTGGACGCAACCGGAGTGGGTGCCGGCGTGTTCCCGCTGGTGCGTGACTTCTTCCCTAGCGTTCGGAACATCACGTACTCGGTCGAGACTAAAACCCGAATGGTGTTGAAAGCCAAAGACGTTATTTCCAGCGGACGTTTGGAGTTCGACGCCGCGTGGACGGATATCGCGCAGGCGTTTATGTCGATCCACAAGGCTCTCACCGCGACCGGCCGGCAGGCCACTTATGAAGCCAGCCGCAGCGACGACATAGGTCACGCCGATTTGGCGTGGGCCGTGATGCACGCGCTGGACAACGAACCCTTAGAGGGCATGACCGCCCGCCATCGATCCATTGTGGAGATAATTTAATGAGTGCTGTTGTGCCTGCGGAAGCGGAAGCCACTACGAAGGCCAAGGCGCAAGCCTTCAGCTTCGGCGAGCCGATACCCGTGCTGGACAAGCGCGGTTTGCTGGAGCACCTGGAATGCGTGCGTAATGGCAAGTGGTACGAACCGCCAGTGTCGCTGGACGGGCTCGCGCGAGCGTTTCGGTCGAGTCCGCATCACGCGTCCGCCATGTATACGAAGTGCAATATTTTGGTGTCCACCTTCGTGCCGCATCGCTTGCTCAGTGGCGATCAATTCGAAAAACTGGCGCTTGACACGATTGCGCTCGGCAATGGCTATCTAGAGCGGCGGGACGCGCGGAGCCGCAAGCCCTTGGCGCTGAAACATGCGCTTGCGAAGTTCGTTCGGCGGGGCGTTGACGATGGTCGATACTTCTTCGTGCGCGGCTGGGAAGATGAACACGAATTCGCGACCGACAGCGTCTTTCACGTGATGGAACCGGACATCAATCAAGAGATATACGGCGTGCCGCAGTACGTGAGTGCGTTGCAATCGGCGCTGTTGAACGAGTCCGCGACGTTGTTCCGACGCAAGTATTATCTCAACGGCAGTCATGCCGGTTTCATTATGTACGTCAACGATGCGGCGCAGGATCAGGCCGACATTGATGCGATGCGCAATGCGCTACGCGATGCCAAGGGCGTCGGCAACTTTCGCAATCTGTTCCTGTACTCGCCGAATGGCAAGAAAGACGGCGTGCAGGTCATCCCGATTAGCGAAGTCGCGGCGAAGGATGAATTTCTAGGCATCAAGGGGGCGACGCGCGATGACGTACTCGCCGCGCATCGCGTGCCGCCGCAGTTGCTGGGCATCGTGCCGAACAATACAGGCGGCTTCGGCGACGTCGAGAAAGCCGCCCGCGTGTTTGCGCGAAATGAACTGCTGCCGCTGCAAACTCGATTCCAAAGAATTAATGATTGGATTGGGGATGAGGTCATTAAGTTTTTGCCTTATGACCTTGATATGGCTAGTGGCAAATAGTCGATGCCAACCGCCACTTGATGAGGACTATTCGCCAGTCGGCTTCCTCGTCTGTTTTCGCGTCTTCTTCAATGGGGGCGGCTCCGCAACGGGAGTAGGAACTGGGCCCGGGAGCGGGAGCGGGAGCGGGAGCGATGACGGCAACTGCGCCTTTCCTTCCCGGACAAATCCCGCGAGAATTTTCAATCGGCGGTAGTGGCTCGCGAGTAGCTTAGATGCAACCTCAGTGCTCTTTGTCCTTTCAGCAAGCAACTCGAATCCTTCGAATTTAATGGCTTTCGCTAGCTCTTTCGAAAGCTTTGTCAGTTCCTGAACCTCTTGCAGCGTAAGCTTCAGTTCCAGTACTCGCTTCTCTCGTCTACGAAGCGAGACGGCTGCGAAAATTTTTGTTATTTGGTCATAAGCCTTCGCTGCTGTGACTGTCATGCCTATCAAGCTCATGACTGCACCACCAATCTTTAGTGCGGGCGCTATGTGTAACAAGAGATCCATGTAGCCAGGCGAGGCGTACCGGATCTCTGCAACCAATGGTCGATGACGAACATTCACTTGGTTTTCTAGGACGGTGTAGATATTTACATACGAGTAACCGCCTTTCCACGGGTACTCCTGGAGCGCGTAGTTGATTCGCTCCGCGTCATACGCTGGCAAGTCGGAGTCAAAGCAGTAAACGAATGCATACACCTGTATGAACGCGTGAGGGAAGTCGTACAGGTCTCTTAACTTCCACCTTTCATCCATCCCTACTCTGTATCTCGCCGGTTCTGACTGCATAGCTTCCTCCCGAAGCGTAGTTCTCGTTAGCGCCTTGATGCCAGATTGGCTAACTTTGGGGAAAGCTGCTCACCCCTAGTTAACCTAACGAACGGTTACAACTGTGGTCGCATTGCGTCGGTTTGCTTTTGGTTTTGCTGTTGCTCTGTCAACGCTCGCTCTTGGGTCTGTTGCTGTTCGTAATGCTGGCTTAGCGTCTGCGCCTCGCGCAACGAGTCTTGCATCGGCGGCGCCGGCCCTTTCGCATCGACGCCAGCACGATATCCTGGCGTAACGCTGCCGACCCATAGCGTGCCATCCGCGACGCCAACTTGTCCCAGCCGGTCAACGTCCGGTATGCCGTTGCGCTTTGCTTCCACCATCGCGAGCGCGACGGTTTCATCCGATACGTTCGGCGCGCCACCGCGAATCCTGGCGAACATTGCTTGATCTTTCAGGCTTAGCTGCGACAGATCGAATGGCTCGGGGGGACGATCCGGCGCCGACCGTGCAGGCTCGTGCGTGCGATCCTCCTCATGTCTAGCGGTTGCGCGTGAGGATGCTGCGTGTCCGGGCGCATAGGCGAATGGTTCGGTGACCGGTGGCGGCTCGTGGGTTTGCGCCGTTACGGCCGATTCGTTCGAGGCTGTTTCCCGCGACGGCGAGCGGGATTGCGTTTCGGGTGGCGAGCGGTCGGGGAACCGCGCGTCCTGCGTGTCATCGCTGGCCGCTGTAGGTGGGCGGTGTTCGTGTACGGGCCGCGTAGGCGCTTCGTAGGGCGGGGGAGTGGCGACGGCGGCGGGTGCCGCGGTTGCCAGGGGCTCGGCACGAGGCGCGGTGCGGAGAGGCTCCTGTAATGGCTCGGGCGCGTCCGCGCCGCCGACCTTGGATGATTCGATACGCGCGTGTTGTGCCGCCGACAACGCTTGCTGCGTCGCCGGGTCGGTCATGCCAGTATCGGCTATCCCTTGATCGCGCTGGAACTGGCGCACGGCCTGTTCGGTCTTGGCGTCGTACTGTCCCGTTTGCGGCAAGGGCTCGCCTTCGGGACCGCGATAGCCGACTCGGTCCAGACGGTACTGCAAAAATTTAACTTCCTGACCTTCGCTGCCCGGACGCAATACATCGTCCGGGGCCGACGCGGCGGCGCTGGGCGGGTTGACTGCCGCATCCGGCGCGGGGCGGGCCGGTTCCGACCGTGTGACCGGCGAAACCACGTTAGCGGGTGCCGCTTGATGTTGTGCTGGCGCTGGCGTTTCCGCTTGTGGGGTCGGCTCCGGTTTGGCCGGTTCTGGTTCGGGTGCGAGTTCGACGGTAGGCGCAGCGGCGACCACCGCAGGGGCGGGGCTGAATGACCGCTCACGTTCTGGACTGCTGTCCGTCAGCGTGACCGAAGGCGCTTCCGTGTGTGCGGATGGCCTATCGATCGGTATCGAATCCGCGCGAGGTGCAGCGGGCGAAGTGGCCTGCGCGGCCGCTTGTTGCGCGACTTGCTGCACTCGGTCATGCGACAAACCTTCCCGATTGGCTTCGCGTAACGCTTGCTCCTGGGCCTCGCGTTGTTGCGGCGATAGCGCAGCTATCCGCAGTTCTGGGGTGTCCGGGATCAACGCAGGTGGCGCCCGGAGGTCCACCATAGCCAACGCAATTTCGTCTCTACTCGTCACCGCCGCCACATGCACGACGCCCGCGCTATCAGCGCGCAGATGCGTGATGGGACTGTTTACGTCGTATTTTTTCTCTGCGTTGGGTTCCAAGGACAGCGACGAAGTGGCGCGGTCTATGCCGTGTACGTCGCGCGTCCGCTCGACGGCTTCCAGCGCTGCGGCTAAATGCTCCGGGTCCGGTTTGACACCGAACGCGTGATAGGTCGAAACTAAATTGTCCCGGTCTTGTTCCTCGCGCGTCGGCGGTTGCCATTGCGGTATCGCTGCCGTCTGCTGCTTGTGCTGCGCCAACTGCGGCTCCAAGGCGGCGCGTGTTCTGTCCAATTCCAGGCGCAAATTGCCCTGCGCAATGTCGCCGGATTCACCTTCACGGTGCCATTGCCCCCTGTCATTGTGGCGGTATTGATTGCCATCCGAAGCGGTGAGCGTGTCGGCGTTCAGTACTGCGCTGACGGCGGGTAGCTTCGCACCGAACGAAGCCCAGCCGGCTGAGGTATAGGCCAAGTCATAGCGCGCAGCAATCGGAGCTGGGCCGTTGGCGATGTTGTCCCGGATCACTTGCTCCGATACCGCGTTAAGCTCCTCTGCGCGCTCCGGTGTCGCAGTTTCGGAACGCGTCATGGGCACGCCGCGCTGTTCAAAGCCGATGACTACGTCTCGATTCCATTCGCCGGTACGCGGGTTGTGCTCCCAGTCGGCGCGTTGCAGGCTCGGCGTATCGCTTCGCACGGCCCGGAGTGTGTACGGATCGCGCGGTGGTTCTAGGTTTCTCGGCGCTAGTGCTAGTGCAGTTGCGGCGTTGCTCGCCCGATAGCTCAGTTCGCGGGCCTTCTCAGGTAGTGCGGAAAACTCCTGTTCAACGGGTTTATCTGCGCCGTCGTCGCGAAGGTCGGCCTGTTGATCGCGGACCCATTGCCGGCCATTGAAGCTCCAATCTACGTCGTCGCGGTCGGTTTGATTAAAGACCCTGTGGTCATCCCACATTTTTGCGGCCTTCTCGCCCACGTAGCTTCCGGATATTGCGCCGACCGCGATAAAGCCAATCACGCCCGGTCCCGTCCAACTGCCAGCGGCGAGGCCCGAAGCGGCGCCACCGACCCAGCCGCCGACACCGACGCCTGCGTAATGCGCCATTTGCGACTGAGCTGCAAGTGGGTTGTCTTGCGCAAGTGACCTTGCGGTTCGCTCGCCGGCCTCGGCGGCGTCAACGACGCCAGCGACTAAACCGGCGCCGACGACGGCCTTAATCGCCGCGCCGCGTCCGATGGCTCGCGTGGCCGAGCGCTCCGTGGTGGCTAAGTCAGCCTCGATGTGAAGCGCAAACGTCGCGCGAAGTTCCGTGACGCTGGACTCCGAAACCGTCAAGCGCCCCGCGCCATGAGCTTGATTGATCGCATCGCGCAGCGTGAGGTGGCCATCGATGCCTTCGCCTTTCGTAGGCTTGAGGCTAGGCTGATTTACCGCTCGTACTGTTGCGAGAACATTCTTCTCAGACTGAACAACCGCAGCCCACTCCGACTCAGGCATAGGCAGTTTGTTGACCTGACTAATTTGTGTGGCATGGGACCGGGCGTATCCCTCGACATCGTCGAAAAAATCTTGTGTTTTCAGCCTGGACTGCGCGGAAGTCATTCCGGCCGGAGTGTTCGTATAGACGTCGCCATTTATCAATGCGACCTTGAGTGTGTCCTGCAGATGATGCACACGCTCAACCACGCGCTCGGCAGCGGCGCGATCCCCGTTGAGCGCGGCCTTTCCATCCTTGGTTGCGGAGATCTCGTTTAGCTGAAATAGAACCCCGTCCGAGTACGCCTTGAAGTGGCCTCCCGTGTGAGGACTCACTCCCAACGTGCCGGCGAGCACTTTGTCATCGGGTAGATAAATCGTGTTGCGGGGACTATCGAGATCGTGCAGCCCCATTGCCTTAAGCTTTTGTAAGAGCGGGCTTCGGTCGAAAGCCTTGTTCTGCTCGATACAGTGATGCCACTCGAAGACGTGGCGCTCTGGCGAATTCATGCGGCGTATCCCTGCCTAAATGCGATACCTGGGGTTTGCGATAAGGACCAATCAATCCTTGGTCATGTCGATAAAGCGGATGCCAGTAAATCCATGTCCGCCAAGCGCGTTTCGCGTCACCCAGTCGCAGAATACGAAGTCCCCCGAATACGGTGTTCTGAAGACGTGAGCGGCGCCCAGTACGTCACTCTTGAACACCAGATTGACGTTCCCTCCCAGACGGTAATACTTGCCGTTGTCGTACTCGTCACTCACAACGACTCGGAGCCTTGAGCGCTCTTCGTCCACGGCGTCCAGTTCGCGAACGACATCGCACAAGAAGCGTTGAGGCCCAGGTGTTCCGTCAGGTAGCGTGAAGTCGCATGCAACGAATGCAAAGCCTTGGGGATCGACCGTCTCTAGCGCGTTCTTCAACGGCTCCGAGACAAGCCAATACCCACTCAGGCTGGCCTCAAGATCGCGGGGCATGTCGCCTGCGTCCGGGTCATAAACAAGATGAGGCTTTTCTGGCATCGCCGGGAACCCACCGCTCTCCGGCCGAATAATTAAGCGGGGCGGGCTCAGCAACTTGTCTTCATTAGCGATCACGACGCCGTGTCCTGGACCCTCGCCACGTATGTCCGTGTCGATGATGAAGAACTTCCCCTGCTTGGGAACACGCTGCGTATCGGTTTGCATAGCGGCTGCGCTCATCATTACGGTTTCCATCCTGGATTGCAGCGAGTATCGCCTATGCGTTGCGCCGCTGGCATAGGATTTTTCCTACGCGAGGGTAAGGGCCACCCTCACGGAACTGTTGATGTGCCAAAGGAGCACAGACCTGCGCCTTGTGGCATAGGCGGCAGCCAGCGGCGCTGGCGCGCGGTCGAGACCCCGCCACGCCTTCCCGCTACTTGTGTGCCTTTCGACTCAAATCACTGAGCCGGGCGCGCGCCCCGCCCGGAATGGCGATAGATGTGCTCGGCGATGGCATTTTTTCGACGCGATTAGACGCACGCAAGGCGGTTTTTTGGCGCTGCGGCGAGCGCTCTCGATCGGTCGGTGAAATGAGCGGAAATCGCGGCTCTTTCCAGGCCAGGGGAGGGGCCATCGGAAAACGGTAACCTCATCGGGAAGGCCCGTTTTTTACTCGTAAGCCTATGATATTACAACGATTATCAGGTTACCGCTGGGAGGTAATTTTCGGTAACTCGTCCGGTAACCGATGCGTAAGTAATTGATTTTAAAGAAGGTGCTAAGGCCGGGAGATTACCTATACCTAGAGGTAATTAATTACCTTCTAGTTACTCTAATGGTTACCGCCGCCCTTCGCTGTAAGTCATTGTTGATATTAGGAAAAGCAGTTGCACGGAGCCCACGTTACCGATGTTACCGATTTCCGATGGCGCCCCAAATATTCTGGACTCATATAGCTCCGGCCAAAGTCTGCACAATCTCAGGCTGTAAGACGCTGGCCGCTACGATAGCTTCATGCCTTCTTGTCTTGTTCGATACCGGGTCGTGATCGCGCCGCGTGGCCCCCGTGGCGCTGATCCTGCGCACGGCGTCGCCGGCACCGCCCAGGTTGATGAGGAATGGGAGCCCGACGAATGGGGCGATCCCGGTCGTTGCATCCGGCGTCGAACCCTCGTAGAGCTGCGCGGCTGTGATGGTGGGTGCTATCTCGACCGCGCGCAGGGCCGCTCCGGCTTCTGGCGTATTACGTGCGCGAAAGTCGCCGGTCCGATCCGCTGGGCCGACGTGGCAGGCATCGACATGGACCCGTGTTAGTTGAGCCTGGCAGGCCACTTATGGGAAGGCGAAGGGGGAGTGAGCAATCGCAAGTGGTCACTTTGGCCATGTCGCTGTGGGCGAACAAATGTTGACTCTGAGCGAACATGCGCGTAACGTCCGTCACAGGTTCGTTAGGTGCTAGGAATCTCGGGTTTCACATCGGGCATTAGCCTGTGGGGGCGTCACGCTCCTGACCAATGCGGCGTGTCGGTAACAGGTCGAATTTCGATCATGGTCCGAGGGGTCGATACTAAGACCGTTCCCGAGAGGGGAACGGGGTTGATGATTAGAGGGACACGAAACTTATCTACCTAGTGGTCATAAACATCTTGTTGGAAATCCGAGAGGGCTTCGCAATTCTGCGGAGTCTTTTCAACAAGGAGTTTTCTGTTTATGACAATCGATTCAAGCGAGCCTGATAAGTCTCTGTCGGTCAAAAAGAACCGTCGCAACTGGGCAACATTCTTTGTGACGGTCGTTCTCACGGTGTCAAGAGTGGTAAGCGTTGCGCGATTCATCGATGACGCGATCCATACAATCCGCGAGTGGCTGACTAACCTTTAATTCATCTTTATTTTTGGAGTGCACAATGGATAAATCCCAAATTTCTGAAGCGCTGCGATTGCTACGCTCATATCATGATCTGAGCCAAATTGATTTGGCGGCTCAGTTGAATATTTCACGCTCCTATCTATCCGAGTTGGAAAGCGGTAAGCGACAGCCGAGCTTGGAACTGCTGAAGAATTATTCGCAGCATTTTAATGTGCCACTATCGGCAATTCTTTTGTTTTCTGAGTCGGTTGAATCTGGGGCCGTTGCGGAGCAGGCGCGTAAGGTTTCAACGAATGCTGCGCTTAAGTTGTTGAGTTGGGTTGACAGTCATCGACGCGGCAAGGCTGCATGAGCAAAGTTCTTCGCAAGTCCTATCCTGCTGCGCAATCGCCCTTATTTAGGTTGCGATCGAAGGCAAGGCTTGCGGAGTTGCTTGACGAAACTCCCAGACGGGTTCGAGAACTGATCACAGATAAGAACTACTGTGAATGGTTCACGAAGGCAAAGTACCCTGATTCCACGCATCCGGCGTTAGTGCACAAACCAAGGGCGATTCAACAGCCTTTGGGGGCGTTGGATATGGCCCAGCGGCGATTGAATTCATTATTGTCGCGCATCGAATTGCCGGACTATCTGCACTCTGCGAGAAAGGGTAGGTCTTACCGGACCAACGCCGCTGCTCATTCCTCAGCTGGCCGGGCTATAAAAGTAGACATTCGCCAGTTCTACAGAAGCATCAACGATAGCTACATCCATGCATTCTTCAGGGATGTAATGGAATGCAGTCCAGACGTGACGCATATTCTTACAGAGCTAGCATCATTCGAGCGATATCTACCTACCGGAAGTTCATTGAGTCCGATAGTTTCATTTTTCGCCTACTGGCCCATGTTCGACAAGTTAAACAGCGTGGCGTCTTCAGTAGGTGCACAAATGACCGTGTACGTCGACGATGTAGTCATATCCGGTCCCGGCGTGTCCGGTTCTTTGATCCCGATTTGCAAGCGCATAATGAAAGATCACGGGCTGCGTGGTCATAAAGTTGCCTATTACCATTCAGGTAAGACTCGCGTGGTCACTGGCGTAGCTGTAAGTCCCAGAGGTCTTTCGATTCCCAATAAGCGACTGATGAAGATTCGCGCTTTGCGCCAAGAAATGGATGCGGCAGTGGATCCTGCGACTAAAGCGCTTTACAAGCAGGCGGTGCTTGGACAGCTTAGGGAGGGCAGCCCGCTTGATCCGTCTTTTAGGACTTATAGTCAGGCGATCGAACGGATGGCGTAGAGGGCTCGCCGGACACGTCAGTCCCCAGGTGCCCCAACACCAGCCGCCCCAGCCGCTCCCTTTGCTGGCGAAGGCGGAGGCCCGATCCCAGACTTAAATAGCGAAATCCGCAACGGTCAGCGCCCGATTACGGTCGAACGAGAAACAATATGGCTAAAGACACTCGCAAAACATCGAACACTAAAGGCGGCTCGAAATCGAAGTCCGCCGCCGGGACTGCAATTAAGAGCGATAAATCGGGAGCCTGGATAATTTCGAGCCGGAGTTCTAAGTCCGCGGCTGGGTCAGCATTGACGCAATCTGTTGGATCGCGGCGTGCGAGTAATGGCGAGTTCGTTCGGTTAGTACTGTCGTTGCCCGGCAAGAGCGGTTTGTCACGCGATAAGGTTGCGAAAGCCATAGACTCAGTTCAATCGAAGAAATCGAATAAAAAGGGCTGATGCCAAATGAAGACAGACTATGCGGCAAGTGTCTTTATTAATTGCCCATTTGACGCCGAGTACCGCGCGCTTCTTTTCGCTAAAGTTTTTGCCGTGTTTGATTGCGGCTACTTGCCGCGTTGTTCTCAAGAAATTGAGGATGGCGGCGAGGTTCGGATTGAGAAGATAAGAAATATTATTCGTGAATGCAAATTCGGCGTACATGATATTTCGAGAATTCAGGTGAATGGTGATCCGCCACTGCCTCGCTTCAATATGCCTTTTGAGTTAGGTCTCTTTGTCGGCGCCCGAATTTATGGTGGTGGAGACCAGAAGAAGAAAGTATGTTTAATTTTAGATGCTGATAAGTACCGTTATCAAAGGTCTCTGTCCGATATTGCCGGGCATGATATCCAAGAGCATGGGAATGACCCGGAAATTGTTATTAAGAAAATAAGGAACTGGTTGCAGAATGCCACGCAGAGAAAGACCATTCCAGGCGGTCATATTATCGTCCAAAGGTACCGCCAGTTCATGGCTGAGCTTCCGGGTATCTGCGATACCCTAAATCTACAACAAGACACTTTGCTATTTAATGAGTTCGCTTTAATCGTAGAGACGTGGCTTAAGAAGAAGGACCCTGATTGATGGTGGCTAGTGCACTCTTTCGTTGCACCAACTAAATAAAAGGTGACGATCATGGCAAATAAGACCACAGGCTCCAAAGCAGCGACCTCTGCTTCGAACGTGCTGAAATCCAGCAGTACGGGTAAGGCATCCAAAGCGGCAGCTGGTAGCGCCCTCACTCAAAAAGGTAACGCGCGAGAGACGACGTCCAAAAAGGTGGCGACTCAGGCGTCTAACGTATTGCGCGACGGCCGTACTTCTCCCGAGTCGAAGAGCGCCGCCGGCAGTGCGCTATCGCAAGCCAAGCGAAAGAAATAGCTTGCTTTTGCCGGGAAAATTGGGGGGCGTGCAGACACTCAATCAACCACTTAACTAGATGTGTTCGGTAAAAATACCCGATCTAAGTAGTTGATTTGACAGCTAAGTTCATCAGACTTTTAATCTTTTGGTCGAAGGTTCGAATCCTTCACGACCCACCAATTTTCCAGGGGCTTCAGCGAAGCCCCCGTTTCCGCAATTACGGAAACTTTCCGCAACTCATTTCGTCGGGGTGACCTTGTCGCCCCTGCGGTTGCGGATGTACTGCTCCGTCATCGTCACGGACGCGTGCCCCAATTGCTTCTGAGCCTGCCGGATGTCGCCGGCGGATTCCGCCTTGTCGGTTGCCGCCTTCGCGCGCAGGTCGCGCACCTGGAAGGCTGCCTTCGGCACCCCGGCCAGCCTTCGCGCCTTGTCGAAGCGATAGCGAAGCGCGCCAGGGGCGAGCGGGCGGCCGTCCTCGTCGACTATCAGCCGCGTGTGGTAGACCTCGCATGCGCGCTTCCTGGCCCTGATCCGCTCGATCACCTGCGCCAGCTCCCCTTCGACCGAAATCCGGCGCCGCTCCCTCGTCTTGCCCTGCTTGAGGTGCAAGAACCCGTCGCGTATGTCGGTGTCGTCGTACTTCCGCGTATCCGCCGGCCGCTGCCCGCAGAGATAGGCCAGGTCGAGTGCATCGCGTAGCGGCTGGTCTGCCTGCGCGTAGACTGCGGCGAACACGTCGTCCTCGACGTACACGTCCCGGCCGCGCTCCTCGCTGCCCTGGATGCCCTTGCATGGATTCTCCGCGTCCGTATAGCCCCACTGCCGCGCCTTGTTCCACATGTGCGAGAGCAGCGCCTTCTCGCGGTTCGCGCGCACCTTGGCCTTGGTGCCGTGCACCGTGCGCCAGTCCAGATACTGAGCGACATGCATCGGCCGCATGCTCGCAAGCGGCGCCGGCGGAGAGCCAAAGAACTCGCGCAGCTTGGCCAGTTCGCTGAGGTTTGACGTCTGCGTGCTCTCTGCCTTCGTCGGGATCACTTCGCGGGTGTAGCGATCGGCCAGGTGCGTGAACGTGATGATGTCGGGTACGGAGTGCTGTGCGGATTCCAGTTCAGCCCAACGTCGGACGGCCTCCGCATACACCCTTCCGAGCGAAAGCTCGCCCGGCTTCTTGGGGCGCTGGTCGTAGAAGTAATATGTGACCTTGCCGCGGACACGCGCAAGCATGCGCGGCGGCAGGTTGTGGAACCTGGATCGCTTCCGCCCCATCGTCAGCTCGCCTTAGAAAGAACTCGCGGGGTCCAGGCCTTCGGGTCTTGTGCCGCCGGAGTGCCGTCGACTGCGGAGACCGGCACGACAGGCCAGCCAGCCGCATTGATCGAATGGCGGATGCCGTTCTGCAACAGGTTGCGGATCTGGCCGGCCTTGGTGTGCGCGCCGGTCAGCTCGGCAACCTCACCGTGCGAGCCAGGCGTCAGTAACAGTCGTTCTCCCATCACCCCTCCCCGCGCCGAGCGCTGGTGTCCAACCGCTTGAACTCGACCGCCCACACCCAGGGGTTCGCGTCCCAGTCGCCGCCGGTGCTGGCCCACAGCCGTCGGAAGCGCTCGCGCGCGTAGCCGGCAACGCTGGTGTTGGTGCGATCTACGCCCTCGGCCCCAGCGTCGGCGTCGCTGATGCCCTGCAGCCGCTCGACGCGCACGCCGGTGACTTCCAGCACGATGCGGCAGGCCCAGCGCGGCATGTGGATGGCAGGCCGGCGGCGGTCAGATAGGTGCCACCATCGGGCTTTGTCCGGCTCGCCGTCAGCCACATACCACAGTGGCTTGTTCCCGAATTTCGTCGGTGGCAGTTCGTCGTATCCGCGCGATGCGATGAAGGTCTCTCGCACCCACAGCCGGTCGCCGGGCTGTCCGTAGGGGCAGGCGGCGACCGCATCAGGATCGGCAATGTGCCATTGCTTTGCCGCGCCGCGCTGAACGCGTCCGGCCATGTTGAGTTTCACCAGGCGCCGCGTCTGCGTCTTGGTGCCGTTGAGGATCGCGCGCACCATCGGCGCGCTGAAGAGGATCGGGCGCTCGCGAGCACTGGTGTTCGTGGTCTTCATGCTGCGGCCCTCAGGTCTCGTTTGGCCTCGAGGTAGGGGCGGATGAAGACGCTCGCCGGCCTCGGGTCGATCGCGTTTCCGAGGGCGCGCAGCTTAGCCACTCGGGCGGGTATCCCATTACCCAGCCAGCGAACTCGGGGTGGAGGGAGCGCCCGCCATTTTCCGTCGGGGCATTCGACGTAATGGCGGCCGTCGATACCTGCGACGGCAGCGGCGAACCCCCGGCTCCGAAACTCATGCTCGGTCCACCCTTCGCCCCATCCGAGGCCCGCAAGGTCGACCACAGGGCGAGCACCACCTCGTTCAAAGGCCTGGCGTTGCGCGACAAGGTTGCTTCGCTCGCCGCCGCCGACTTCCAATCCCTCGCTGTCGCTGTCGCTGTCGCTGTCGGCCAGAGGCCGAGCAGGATTGATCGGATCGCCACCTGCCCCGCAGAGTTGCCCCCCTCGTTGTTGCCATTGCGCGCCGGCGCGTTGCTGGTCATCGTCGGCCACAATCCAATAGCGATCCCGGAAATGGTCCGCGTCTGCGCTCGCGGCTTCGACTGGTCGCGCTGCCACGGCGTAACCCATGGCTTCCAGGTCACCGAACAGGAGACCGAGCCACTGAGTAGCGCTCGCAACTTGCTCTCCAAAGAGCACGCTAGGGCGGCGCTGCTGGATGAGGTGCTGCCATGCCGGCCAGAGATGCCGCTCGTCTTCAAACCCAGCGCCTTTACCTGCGACGCTGAAAGGCTGGCAAGGGCAGCTACCAGTCCAGACGGGCTGATCGTCCGGCCATCCGGCAAGACGAAGGGCGTAAGACCATCCCCCGATGCCGGCAAAGAAATGACACTGGGTGAACTCGGTGAGTTCGTCGGGTCGGACATCCTCGATGCTCCTTTCGTCGACCACGCCAGGCGCGATCAGGCCGGCTTCAATGAGGTTGCGCAGCCACTGCGCAGCGTAGGGGTCGAACTCGTTGTAGTAGGCCGTCATGCTTTGCTCCACGGCCATTTGAAGTTGAAGATGTCTTGGAGGAAGACCCAGGGTTTGAGCAGGCCGGCGTTCACGATGAACTCTGGGCCGGCGTTGCAGCCCTCCAGGATCTCGACTCCATGCGAGCGCCAGTAGTCCAGGTTCGCCGGATCGTCCAGCACCTCGAACCAGAACGAGGACGTTGCCGTCTTGACGTGCAGGTGCAGCCACTTCTTAGTCATGCCCATCCCTCTCGGCGGCGCGGGCGGCGTAGTTCGAAACGATGGATTCCACGGCCACGCGCAAGAACGCATCGGGACACGCCAGGCGGTCAAGGTCAGTTCTCACCTTCTCGGCCAGAGCCCATGCGTCATCTCGCGCTATCGCCGCATCCTCGTCGTCCTGCGAGGGCGGGGCGGAGTAGAGCTTCGTGCCGACAGGAGGGCGCCCATGCGACGGTGGATTGGCCCACACAATTTCAACGCCAACCGCGTTGGACACGACGACGGCTACCTCCTGCGCGCCCTCCGGCGCTGCGGCGTCGATCTCGAAAGCGCGGCGCAACACCTCGGCCTCAACCCCGCGCCGCCAGTTGTAGACGGAGCTTCCACGCTGGCGATCTTCGTCGCCGCGAGGCATTGCAACCGTAGCTTCGGCGTACTCAAGGAACGCGTGCGCAATCGCGCGATCCGAGGGCCGGCTCATGACTCTCTCCAGGTCGTTCCGTTGCGAATGTATTGAATGGTCCTTCGGCTAACCCCGAAGCGCCTCAGTAGAATTCTGGTTGGCTCGGAAGAAGCGCGTATTGACGCAACATCGGCCTCATCGAGTCTTGCTCGACCATTAGAGCTACCGCTAAGCGAAGCCTGCCGGCCTTTGTTAGTCATGTCGGACATGTTCTCGTCATGGCTCCCAAGGAACAAATGCGATGGGTTTACACACAGCCGCGTATCGCATTTGTGACACACCAGTTGCCCAGGCGGGATCTCTCCGTTATGCGTCGAATAAAAGAGCCGATGAGCCATAACAGATCGGCCATTACGAATGCATTGGCCGTACCCCTTCGTGCAAACGCGACCCAGCCAGAGCCAGCACCCAGCCTCCGGAACTGGCGTGTAGTTGCTCAGGGCGCGCTCAGTGAAGCTTTCTCGGCACAGGCGGTCAGTCATGGAATGTCTCCGCGATCAAGGCCGTTGCGGCTAGCGCCAGGAGCGCAAAGAATCCGCCCGCAAAGGGGCTTGCGAATATGGCTACCACTGCCGCTATCGCCCACGGGAAGGCCAGTGCGCACGCAGTCGTGATCTTCATCACTCCCCCTGCTTCAGCGCGGCGGTGAGGGCGGCATCGACCAGTTCAGCCATGCGGCTATCGTCGTTGGTGATGATGTGGAAGTCGTCCGGACCCATCGTGTTGTATGACCACGCGCTCCACACTCGCGTGCAGTCCATCGCATCACCGAGAGCATCAGCCAATGCATCCAAAACGCGCTGGCGCTGGCCCTCATCGACCACCACCGAAGGCGCAGCGGCCACGTCCCAAGTGTCGGCCTTGCCGCGCGTTTCGACCCGCTCGACACCTACGGTCGGAACATCGGCCGGACGCCAGATACAGCCGCACGCGTGGCACAGGTGCGAGCGATGCGGCGGGTTCGTCCAGTCGGCCACCTCGGCGAAGCCATCGCCGGACGGAATGTCGCGGGTCTCGGGCGCGTCGATGTGCTGCTTCCCGCAGATCGGGCACAGCAAGATCATCGGGATCGGTTCCGCCACCGGCTCAGCGGGCGCGGCGGCGAGCATGGCCTCGCGGCACTTGTTCCAGCCCGCGTTGAACGCATCGTCATCGCCGTTGCCGTCGTCGGGCAGGCGCTTATCCGGCACCAGCAACACCCCGGCCGGCGCGGTGGGCTGCGCCTCGCCGGCTGCGGTGAGGAGGGCGACAACCTCAGCGGCAACCGACTCCGTCTTTTCGCGCAAGCCGTGCCCAATACGATCAGCAAGCAACTTCGCGACTTGGTCTCGCAATCCGATCTCGGTGGTGTTCATGTCGTTCTCCTCCGCGCGGTCGGCCTTCTTCAAATCGGCGATCAGCGGGATCAGGTTGTAGAAGCGGTTCGCGATGGCCTTGTCACCTTGCCTACCTCGCACCGCGTAGAAGTCGCCGTCGAACAGGGCCTGCGACAGGAGGGCTCGGTAGGCGGTGGCGCGTTCTGGAGTCATAGAAGTGATGCCGGCACGGTGGGGGAGGTCAGGGCCGCGCCGGCATCTGGGGTCAGACGGTGAGGCGTTCGAGGATCGAGCCGATGTGCGAGTTGATGTCGCGCTGGGAGCCGATGCGGTCGTCGAGTTCGCCGCACAGAGCAGAGGGGGCGAGGCGACCCGCAGCTTCCTTCGCCGCATTGGTGGGCGGATGGCTACCGAGGATGGAGTCGAGCCTGCTCTCCAGTTCCGACAGCAACCTGTTGGTCGCGGCCTGGTCTTCGCGCAACTCCAGGATGCGCGACATCGTTTGCGACGCCGGCTGTGCCTGCGGCGTTGCGCTCGCACCGACGCTGTTGACGGGGTTGGTGCTGTAATTGCTCATGTGGTTCTCCAAGGAATACAACGGGGAAGATCGACACCCGACGCGCCGCACGGGTCACGGATTCCGGCAGCGGCGCCGGGTGTCGAGGGGGAGGGGTTACCAGGGGATGTCGTCTTCGGCGAAGTCGTCCTTCTTGGACGGCGGCGCTTCGCGACGCTGCGGTCGCGCCTGGCGTTCGGTGCGCTGCTCGCCATCGCGCTTCGGCTCGAAGCAGTACAGGCGACCATCAAACCAACTGCCGGTCGGAGTCGCGTGCAGCTCGATCGACAGGCCGCCGTCATCCCACTCGGTCAGGCGACCGACGTTGATCCAGTGCTTCTTCTCTTCGCCGTTGCCGGTGGTATACGGGCGTCCCGCACAAACATCGAGACGGCGCTTGGGGCTGGCCATTAGGCGGCTTCCTTGTTGTTGAGTTGGTCGACGATGGCGCGGACTTCTGCGTCCAACGAAATGCAGGCGTCGGCGAGCTTCGCGATGTAGGGCTCGTCGCGTTCGACGCGCTGGATATACAGCCGCAAGTGCGGCGGGAAGTCGGGGTGGAAGGACACGAAGTCCCACCAGTTGCGGCCGGTGACCCACAGGCCGCCCTGGATCTGCTCGATGTGCTCGGAGGGCAGACCGCTGGCGAGGGTGGTCAGATGCACCTCGGACGACTCGGGGCACTTGATTTCGCCGCCGCCGAATCCGCCCCGAGTGACGGCGGAGCCAACAGTGAAATCAGGTGACGCGCCGATAAAGTCATAGAACGGGTGGACGATGAAGCCACAGCGCTCGACGATCACGCCCGTCTCTGCCTCGTACGCTGCCTGTGCGGCCGGCTCCACGTCCTGGCCCCACTGCAACGCCCACGCCTTGACCTGCTTCCGCGGCTTGCCAGTGATGCGCTCGGCGGCGAGCTGGTGGATGTAGTCGGTCCGAGCCTTGAGCGGTACAGAGACCTTCGGCTGACCCTTCCGCGGTCCCGACTTCCAGACGCCCTCGCCGACGGTGAAGGCCATCACGTCCGACATGCGGGACGCCGTTATGCGGCCACAACGGGCGTCAAACCATGCCTCGCTGCGCTGTTCCATTACTCGGACTCCTGCGCCATGTCGGCTTCGTCCTGCGCGCGCGCGTCGGCACCGTCGGCCAGATTCTTGAAGGCCGTCATCTGGTCCGTGACGAGGACGCGCTTCTCGCGGGGCCATTCCTTCCACATGGCATTGAATGCGGCGGCGCCCTTGCGTGCGGTCTCTTCAGCTTCCCTGAGAGCGGCGGCGCGCTCCGGGCTGTCATCCGGCACGATCTGTTGCACGGCCGCCGCAGCAGCGGCGCTGGCTCGCGGCATCGACTGTCCGATCAGCTCCGCGACGACCTCGTCCGGCAAGTCCTCGATGTCCTGGGTGAAGATGTCCGACGCCGCGGTCGCCGTGATCACGGCATCGACCTGCGCGCGCTTCTTGGCCATCTTCAGGATGGTGTTGCCCACGTCGGCCGGGTTGGTTCGGACCTGCTTCACGTCGCCGTTGTTGCGCGTGAACTTGATCCGGCGGCGGTTCTCGGGGGTGGCGTCGAATTCCTTCTGATTGACGGCCGCGCGCCACGCGTACTTGTCTTCCTGGCTGCTGCACTCGCCAAGGCCTTCGCCGACGAAATCGCCGTTGGCCGTGACCAGGGACACGAAGACACGGTAGTGAATCTCGCCGCCTTGGCTCATATCTTCGACGCGCGGCTTTGCGCCGAGCCGGAAGGTCGCCATCAGCTTTTCGGCGCCGGCCTTCCACAGGCTCTTGCCGTTGGTGCCCGGAATCTTGCCGTAATGGGTGCCTTCGATCATGACCTCGCGCATCACGTCCTGCACGAGATTGACCTGCGCGCGCACGTCTGCGGCAGTAAGCGAGCGCGAGCCGTAGTTCTCGACGGCCGGCTGGAATTGGACAACTTGGTTGCTCATAGCATTCTCTCGTTACGCCGCTTTGCGGCTGTCGATGTACTCGTCGAACGTGTCCCTGGCCTTCTCGGACCAAACCACGCCGCGCTCGTTGCCTTCTGCGCGAACGAAGGTCAGGAAGTCGGCCATCTTTCGCTTGCCGTACTTGCTCGTGCTGGCGCCGACCATTACGGAGCCGCCGCTCAGCCCTTGGGCCGTCTCGGTCTGCTGTTCGAATGCCGCAGTCAGCACGGCCTTCCACGACTCCTTGCTCATCAGGTCGATGACCCAATGGCCGGCGACGGTGTGCGGCCAAGGAACCTGCTTCGCGAAGTCGGTCAGCGCCGGCCACATCGCCGCGTTCTGGTCGAGCGTCCGCGTCAGTTCGCTGAGCCGTACCTCCACCTCGCCGCGCTCAGCCCAGAGGCGCAGGGCCGCGATCGCGCGCTCAGCCACCTCGCGCCAGCGCGGGTTGGTGTGGCGGACGATGAAGGTCTCGCGCTCACTCATGGCGGCAAGCACTCAGCACGAACGCGAGGACGGTGATCAGGCCGGCGAACCCAGCAAGGCCCGAGAGGACGTACGGGTGCGGGAACCACAGCGCGAAGGCGAGGCCGGCCATCAGCGCGTGCGCCAGGAAATAGGCCAGCCAGTCGCGCCACGTCATCGGCAGCGACAGCTCGCGGCCCTCGCGGGGGTTTGGTTCGATCTGGGCGGTCATGACGGTCAGGCCGCGGCTTTGTCGAGAGCAGCAAACAGGGCGTCGCGCTCAGCGATCCACGCCGCCGACCATGCCGCCGACCATGCCGATGCCGACCACGCCGCCGACCACGCCGCCGACTCCGCCGCCGACCTCGCCGCCGACTCCGCCGCCGACCTCGCCGACCACGCCGCCGACCACGCCGCCGACCTCGCCGCCGACTCCGCCGCCGACCTCGCCGACCTCGCCGACCACGCCGCCGACTCCGCCGCCGACTCCGCCGCCGACAGCTCGCACGAGTTGCCACCGGCAGCGGCCTCGTGGGCGCGTCGGCCAACTTCCAGCGCGGCAATGACGCCCTGAATGGCTTCGGTCACGCCATGGGTGTGCTTGGCTTCCAGCGCCTTGCGCTGCTCGATGAGCATTCGGTCGATACGGGCGACGGCCAGCCAATGCTGCACCGGCTCCAAGTTGACGCCGACGGGGATTCGCTTAGCGAGTTCGACATGGAAGCTGACGCGCTCGGCCTGCGGCAGGCCCTCGAACATGGAGTCCTGCAGCTGGATCAGCCATTCGGGAAGCCCGCGCGCTTCGGCGACGATCGCATGCCAGTCGCCGTACCTTTCCGGATCGATGTCGTGCGCGAAGCAGCCGACGGAACAGCCGCGGAATTCGGCGCCTTTGCCGGTCCCGTAGGTGCCGGACGCCAGCATGTCCGCTGCGGCGTGGTGTTCGGCCTGGGCGACATGCTCGGCCTTGAGGGCGGCGTCGCCGTGGAAGGAGAGGGCGGTTTCGATGGTGGTCATGTTCGATTCCTTCGGGTTGGGTCAGGCGCGAGGAACGCGCGGTTCTTTGGCAAAGGCGGTAAGGACGCAGCGCGGGCGCTGCTCCGCGTACTGGCGCAGGTCTTTGCGCGCGGCGGCGATGTCGAGGTGAGGGCCCAGTTCGGCGATCCGCGCGTCGCTCAGCGCGTCGACGACCGCCAGGGCCTCGCGGATCAGGAAGCGGGACTCGCGCGCGCGGGCTTCGTGGGTGCGGCTCATGGCGCGGCACCGAAGCGGGCGACAGCGTCCCGGCGGCGGGTGATCGCTTCGCGCAGCCGCTGCTGTGCGGCGCGATCTTCATGGTCCGAGCCGTAGCCGATGTTGGCGAGGCACAGAGCTTCGTCGTACTCCCGATCCGCCTCGACGAGCTCGGCCACGGCGGAATCGCGCTGGGCAAGCGCAGCTTCGGCGTCCTCGACCCGACGCTTTGTCGCGGCGAGTAGTCCCAAGAGGGCGCCGGCCAGGCTGTTGGCGTCGTCACGATCGATGTAGCCGCCGTCTTCGTGCGGGGACATGCTCCCGGGATAAGCCGACCGGTACGCGATCACATCCACAGTGGGCTCAGACATGGTGGGGTTCCTCGGTGGTGACGCGAGCGATGGCGGCATTTGCGGTGTCGACAGCCTCCGTCAGCGCTTCCGAAAGCTCCTGCAGATCCATCGAATCAGGGCCACCGACGCGCAGCGCGCGAGAGAGTCCGCCGATGTGGTCAAGCGCAGCGAATAAATCCGGCGCTGCGGCGATCAGGCGAGCATTTGCCCAGCCACGCGCGAGCGGCCTGGTCCCGGTCTTCCGGCCGTCCGGATCGCAAACGTCCCGTTCGACGTGCGCAATGCCGCAGACGAAGTAGTTGCCGCCGTCGCCTACGATCTCGACGCCGTGCAGGCCGTAGCCCTTTCCCGTCGACCAGGGCCCCGGAGTGAAGGCGGGGGCGCTCATGCCGAAACCGCCTGCGCGACGAGCTGCGCGCGTGCGGCCTGCGCGGCCGCGATCAGCTGGTCGAACTGCTCGACGGTCAGCGTCAGCGACACCGTCTCGTGCGCGGTGCGCACCCACACCGTGCCGTCGTCGTCGTCCATCAGGCGCGACTCGACGCAGCGGTCCTCGCCCAGGATGTGAAGGGAAATGCTCATGCAGCGCGCTCCAGCGCCGATCGCGGCGCGATGTCAGTAGGAAGAGGGGAGGGGCGCATCGCACGCGCCCGCAGCCGGCGGTACTCGCCCTGCGCGTGACGGCCCAGGAAGCAGCGGTACTCGTTCGAGGGATCCCGGCGCAGGCTCAGCGCGTCCGCTCGCTGGCGGCGCAGCTGGTCGAGGAGGTCCAGGCTCGGGAGCGGCGCTGCGACCTGGTTGCTGCTCTGCGACATGTCCGTCTGCCCCAATGGCTGTGGTTGGCCGATTGGGTTAGATTACCAAACGGTAATGGTGTGTCAATACCAAAAGGTAATATTTCTTCGACAATTTTATGAACAGGGGAATCGCCGCCCCCACATAGCAAAAACCCCGCCGGAGCGGGGTCTTGGGTCAACGTGAGAGGAGGGTCAGTTCACTTCTTTGCAGCTCTGGCCTTGGCACTGGATCACCAGCGATCGCCCAGTAGAAGGGCAGCTAGCTCGGTACACGTTGCCGCTCACGACGGACACGCCGCCGGCGCTGCAGCCACGCTCAGCCGCATATCGGAGTGCTGCGTCATACGCGCTCCCAGTCGGCGGGGGCGATGCAGAGGCGGGGGCCGGCGCGCCAGCAGAGGGGGATGGCGCCGCAGCCTCTTGAGAGAGCGGGGAAGTGACAGCGGTCCCTTGGTCGTACACATAGATCGCCATTCCAGAGCCGGCCTTGCGATAGTTCGCGGCGCTGGAGCCGATGCCGAATGCTGTATTGCCGTTTGACCAGGCGTTCGCCACACCAACGCTGCCAGCGTATTGGTCGCCGACGCCCTGGATCAGGACGCCATTTGCACCGTACTTCGCGGCCTCGATCTTCAGGCGATCGATCGCCTTGTTGGTCTTCTGCTGGGCCGTGATCGCCCAAGAAGCATCGCTGTTCGACTCCAGAATTGCGACCTTCTCGAATCGCTCGGGTGGGTCGACATAGAGCCGGACGAGGGCCGGGTCTATCGGCGGTCGAGCGGTGCCGATCAGGACGCTCGACGAAACGCAGCCCGTAGCCGCGATGGTGAGTACTGCTGCAAGCAGGTGTCTATGAAACATTGGCCCCCTCCATTCCCTTGATGGTGCCGGCTCCTTGTGGGCCAGCGGATTTGCTGGGCGCTTGTGCCTTGCGGCGCGCCTTGAAATCAATAACGTTGCCGCCGGGCCCAAGCGGCAACTCTGATTGAACTGGGGGAGGCTTACAAAGCCCTCGAACAGTCTCAATCTCTGCCGAGAGCCTTTCTGCGAGTGCCCACAGCTTCCCGTCCGACCATTTGCTCATTTTGCCCTCTGGCACGAAGCCACTCGCTCATGCGTGTAGACGCATCCTCCAGATCGAAATCTGAAGGGCTCAGCGATACGACGTCGTAGGCCATGAGAAGCATGTCGGTGTTCTCGTCCGAAATAACGAACTGAACACCCTGAATGTGTGACACAAAAGACAGTAGGCGCATCGCACGACGGAGCGTTGCAGGGTCCGGTCGCCCCAGTTGCGACGACTCGTGAGATTCGTCATCGGCCTCCGATGACAGATAGCCAGCGGGCATGCCCGCGGCCTTTTCCAGCGCCGCTGCGCGCTTCTCGCCGAACGATTTGTTCTTGAGCAGCAGCGAGATCTCGCCCTGGTTCAAATTGTGCGCTCGCACAAAATCGGCCTGTTTACCGCCGTGATGCTGGTCGATCCACGCCTGAAGACGCGCTCGGCGAGTGGCTACTTTGGGGTTATCGACCGGGCTCATCGGCGGAGCATCGGTTACCGATGGGTAATTTACCAAACGGTATTGACTTCGTATTACCATATGGTAATGTCCAGCGCATGGACACCCTTCGCGCGTACCTCTCGAATCTGAGCCCGGCAGAGCAGGCGGACTACGCCAAGCGCGCCGGCACTTCCATCGGCTACCTCCGCAAGGCCCTCAGCATCGGCCAGCGTTTCGACGGCGCGCTCGCGCGTCGACTCGACGAGGAAAGCGCCGGCCAGGTGCAGCGCCACGACCTGCGCCCCGACATCTTCGGCGACGCCCCCGCGGGCGAGGCGGCGTGACATGGACGCCTTCCGCCAGTTCATGACGACCATCAATGAGCAGGGGGCGCGGCTTAGCGCTTCCCGAGAGCTTCTGCAATCTCTGATTCGATCAGTGCCTGAAGTTCCTTCACAACCGCCGGCTGCACAGTTGCAGTCGACCCCGAAGCCGACCAGAACTCGGAAACCCGGTGGTCCCACTCGCGCTTCAGCGCAGCGGGATCCGGGTGGCTCGCTATGAGCGCGCGGACGGCCGCCGTGAGCATCGCCACAAGCATCGGCGACAGCGGCGATGTCTTGATCAGCTCGTCGGTGACTTTTAGCAGCGTCGGTAACGCCATCACTGGCTTCTCGTACGAAGCGAGTCGGGCTTCGATCTGGCGCAGGCGCGCTTCCAACTGTTCGTCCATGACGGTCTCCGGTGTAGGTGAGGGTGGGTCGCCCCTCCAAGCCTACGCCGGGGACTGTCGCCTTCGCACTGGCGTCCACTCAGCGCCCCTCGCGCACGCGCGCCCAGGGGAACACCACGACCCGCGCGACCTGGCCCTCGGGCGCAGGAGCGGGGCAGGGCAGGCGACGGATGGACACGCCGTCCTCTCGTCGGGTCACGGCGAACGCATTGCCGCATACGCGCTTCAGCTCGGTCACGGGCTGCATTTTTCCAGCTGATTTCACGGCGGCTCGGTCCTTCGGGTTCGGGCCTTTATTTCGACCGAAACGCATTGGCAACGGTAGACAACAGATGGCAACGGACGGCAACCAAAATTCTCTCCCCCTCGCATTCGGCGTGCACCACGCCCCGAAGGACGCGCCCGCAAAGGTGCTGCGTCTGATCGACAGCGAGGCGCAGGCGCTGCGCGTATCGATCGCGGCAGGCCACTTCAAGCTCGACTACATCGCTGCCTGCATCGGCAAGTCGCGCGCGTACGTCTCGCGCATGCAGACCGGCGAACGCCCGATCCCCCGAAAGCTGGTCGCGCCTCTCTGCGCCGCGACCGGCACCTACCTCCTGCGCCAGTACATCGAGCTGCAGGCCGCACTTGATCGCCGCGACGTGTGCCAAGTCTCGTACGTCGCCGGCCTGTTGAGGGCTTCGTGATGGCTAATTTCTTTGTGGGGCAGCTGGTTCGTCTTGTGGTACAGCAGGACATCGAGGACTACGCAGAAGCGCGCACGATTGGGTCGATTGGGCAGATCGTTGGCCCTGGCCGAACGTTCGAGACGTACGAGGACAGCTACGACTGGCTGGTGCATTTCCCGGTCTATAGCGATGGCGCCCTGTGCGCGTACTCGTGGCAGCTCGAACCCGCCCGGTACGACGGCATGCAGCCGGTCGATTGGTCGGAGTGTCTGTGGCAGCCGGAAGGGGTTGCGGCATGAACACCCAGAACCTACCGCCGCTGGAATTCGTCCTTACGCCGTCCGAGACCTCTAAGGCTCGCTACGGCACGGTGTACCTCGAAGACCGGCGTCGCCGGCTCAACGAGCGCGACACGCGCCGCAGTAACAACGAGGTGGCGAACCTGCTGGAGCGGGCGCTGGAGGAAGGGGCATGACCGGCAACCCGAAAATGGTCGGGAATCCGACCCCCTCCAATGTCCAGCCTGGGGCTCCCCAACTGGAGCTTCTCGCCATGAGAGATGAAACCGTTCGAGCTCTGGACGACAGTGGTCTGGACCACGTCGTTCGCTACCTCGTCGCCCACGTACCGGGGCTGCAGCACACCCTGGCGGTGGCAATGCGGGAGCGGCGCCGGCGGCTGCGTGTGGCTCGCCACTTGGCTGAAAAGGCCGCTCAGGAGGCGACATGCGCCTGATCAGCTCCCTGCGGCAGCGGCGTGAGGACTGGAAGCAGGAGACACGCATTGCTGTCCTCGCTAACGAGGTGAAGCGGCGGATGGCAAGTGGCCAAATAGTCTTGGCTCGCCTGAGCCAGAACGAGTTGCGCGACGAGATCGCCAGGCGCTCCCCCGAGCAGATCGCTCGCATGGAACGGAAGCGGGGGCTGCGCTGATGCGCGACTACGCCAAGATCGCGCCGACGTTCTGGACCGGGGAGACCGGCAAGGCCCTGCGTCGTAGGGGACCGGAAGCGGTCATCGTGGCGCTGTACCTCATGTCCGCGCCTGGCTCGAACATGCTCGGCCTCTACTACCAGCCGATCCTCTACATGGCCCACGAAACTGGGCTGGGCTTGGAAGGGGCATCGAAGGGGCTCCGCGACTGCATCGATGAAGGTTTCTGCCTCTACGATGAGGCTTCGGAGATGGTCTTCGTGGTCGAAATGGCCGCGTTTCAGATCGCTGAGGAGTTGAAGTCCACCGATAAGCGCTGCGTGGGGATCCAGAAGGACTACGACGCGCTGCCGAAGTGCCCATTTCTCGGCGCGTTCTTCGACCGATATGCTAGCGCGTTCCATCTCACCGACAGCCGTGGTGAGCAAGGGGCTTCGATGCCCCTACGAAGCCAGGAACAGGAACAGGAACAGGAACAGGAACAGGAAGAAGAGCATGTGGACACGCCTAACGGCGCGCCACCCGCAAAACGGTCTGAACCGATTCCGTTCCAGCTGATCGTCGACGCCTACAACTCGACCATGACCGGCCTGCCCAAGGTCCGGGAGATGACCGCCAAGCGTCGAACCCTGATCCGCTCCGCGTGGATGGAGTCGCAGAACCGGCGCTCGATGGAGTTCTGGCACGCGTACTTCGCCGAGTGCCAGGACGACAACTGGCTCAACGGCGCCGGCCCGTATACCGCGCCGCACGAGAACTGGCGCCCGACGTTCGACTACCTGCTGAGCGCCAAGTGCGTGACCAAGGTCTTCGAGCGTTCCATGGACCTGATCGAGCGGGGTGAAGGATGAGCGCCGTGATGCGAGACGAGCGCGACGTCGCCCAGCTGCGTGTGCCGCCGCAGGCCGTCGACGCCGAGCAGAACGTGCTGGGCGGGTTGATGGTCGATCCCGCGGCCTACGACCTGGTCGCGGACGTCCTGGTCGAGGAGGACTTCTACCGCCGCGACCACCAGCTAATCTACCGGGCGATCCGCGAGCTGGCCGAGAAGAGCCGGCCGTTCGATGCGGTGACGCTGGGCGAGTGGTTCGACTCGCAGGGCCTCGCCGACCAGGTTGCAAAGGGCGCCTACCTGATCGAGCTGGCGAGCACGACGTGGTCGGCTGCCAACGTGGCGGCCTACGCCGAGATCGTCCGCGACAAGGCGGTGCTGCGGCAGCTGATCGACGTGGGCACCCGGATCGCAAACGACGGCTTCCAGCCCGAGGGCCGCAACACCGAGGAGCTGCTGGCCGACGCACAGACGCGGGTCAACGACCTGACCTCGGCGAAGGAGGGCGCAGCAGACGGCCTGACGCCGGTGAGCGCGGGCCTGGCCGAGCTGTTCTCGGACCTGCAGGGCTACTACGCCGGCACGCTCGCCCCAGGTATCCCCCTGCCGTGGAAGTCACTGCGGGACGTCATCCCGGGCATGGCCGACGGCGACCTGATCATCGTGGCTGGCCGACCGGGCATGGGCAAGTCGGTCTTCGGCACCGAGGTCGCCATGCATGTGGCCGAGACCGAGGGTGTCGCCGCGTTGTTCTCGCTGGAAATGTCCAAGAAGCAGCTGAACATGCGGCTGCTGTCGGCCCTGTCTGGTATCTCGGCCACCCGCATGAAGACGCCGGGCGAGATCGCGGACGAGGAGTGGCCGGTCATCACGCAGGCCATGGCGCGGCTCAAGGGAATGCCCCTGCATATCGACGATACCCCCGGCCTGACGATCCACCGGCTGCGCGCCAGAGTCCGCCGCCTGCGGTCCAGGCTCAAGGCCAAGGGCCAGAGGTTGCGCCTGGTCGTCGTGGACTACCTGCAGCTCATGGCCGGCACGTCCAAGCGCTCGGACAACCGAACCGAGGAGGTCTCGGAGATCTCCCGCGGTCTGAAGCTACTGGCCAAGGAGTCCGGCTGCCCCGTGGTCGCGCTGTCGCAGCTGAACCGCTCAGTGGAGAGCCGGCAGAACAAGCGCCCCGCCATGTCCGACCTGCGCGAGTCCGGTGCGATCGAGCAGGACGCCGACGTGATCGTCTTCCTGTACCGGGAGGACTACTACAACCCCGCAACGATCTCTCCGGGCGTCATCGAAGCCATCGTCGCCAAGCAGCGCAGTGGTCCGACCGAGACCGCCTACCTCCGACACGACCTCCCATGCTCCCGGTTCCACAACCGAGAGGGCGGGCGGCCCGAGTACGACGCCAAAGCCACCAGCTCCGCCAGAGCAGACCGCTGGGGGAAGCAGAGCCGTGACTAACACCCATCCGCCGGCATCGCGCGCGCGCGCGTTTGGCACCAGGAGCAAGCGATGAACCTGACCGCAAACCTGGGGCTGAGCAAGCTCCATCATCGGGACGATTTCGTCCCGATCGAGCCCTACTCGCATGTGGCTGCGCTGCCAAGCAAGAAAAGCGGGAAGGTCGCAGCCAAACACGACCTCGCCGGCCAGCCAACGATGGTGGTCTACGCACGGTTCCTGGCCTGGGCGGTTGAGCAGGCTCGCTTCCCGATGTCGGAGCAGGTCGTCGACCGTTTTCATTGCAGCAATGCGACTGCGCACCGATGGCTGAACTTCCTCGCCGAGGCCTATGGCGTAGATCGCCCGAAGTTGCGTCAGTGCGCCAAGGGGCCGCAGCGATGAGCGCGCCCAAGTTCACGCCGGAGGTCGCGGATGTAGTCCTGGAGCAAATGAGCCAAGACATGCGCTCCTATGGCGCTGGCTTCATGCGGGTCACCAGCCACGACGGCCACGTCGATATTTGCGCCATACCAGCGAGCGATGTGTTTCTCGGCATTGATTCGGCAAAGACGCTGGGTGAGGCGTGAGCCAGCGCCGCCCCAAAGCCAGGCTCGACGGCAACCACACCGTGATTGCGCGGCACTTCGAGGCGCTGGGATGCAGCGTGGTCGAGCTGCCGCATGCGGGCGTGGCGGGCTTCCCGGACCTGGTCGTCGGCTGCATCGGAAGAAACCGGCTGGTCGAGATCAAGAATCCCGACACCGCCTACGGCCGCGCCGGCCTAAACAAAAATCAGCAAGAGTTCAACCGCGACTGGCGCGGCGAGCCCATGTTCGCTGTGTGCAGCGAGGACGAGGCGACCGCGCTGGTGCTGAACTGGAGGCGGGCGTGAAGCGCGGCCGCAGCACCGGCAAGCCGACGGCGGCGCAGGTCGCTCGCTTCGAGCTGATCCGCGAGCACGGATGCGTGGCGTGCCACCAGGACGGGCTGCACCGCCTCCCGGAGATCCACCACCTCACCATCGGCGGCAAGCACGGCCAGAAGCGGCGAGGACACGACTTCACCATCGGGCTCTGTTCCTGGCACCACCGCGGGGATCCCGGCTTCAGCGACCGCGATCTGTGCGAACTCGCCTACGGCCCCAGCTACGCGCTCCAGCCCAAGCTATTCCGCGAAACCTTCGGTCAGGACGACTACCTGCTGGCGTATCAGAACCGGCTCATTGGGCTGTCGGAGGCTGCATGAACTCGCTGCCCTCATGGGTCCGGCCGCCGGTAGTAGATGCCTACGACCTGACGCCATGCATGTTCCTCGTGAAGCTGATTCGAGGCGCGATGGAGCGCGGCGAGACGGTCGACAAGGTGTCGCTGCCTACACAATTCCTCGACTACATGCAGCGCGAGGCGCTTACGTTCTCGACCCCATCCGTGATCGTGCCGCCGGTGCGATTCATGGGCGTTGATCTTGTGTTTGAGGATGAGCCATGACCACGACCGACCTATTCGGCGCCTACGTGCGCAGCCGGCTCGACCACTGGGGGCAGGAGTTCGCCCTGCACCGGGATTGTGAGTACCTCGGCCATCAGTCCGTGAACCTGCTGCAGGTGCTGATCGACCACAAGGGCGAAATGCCGGCCCGGCCGACGGGCTTCAAGCCGCTGGAGGTCTCGAACGAGGCCATGCAGATCGAGGACATTGTCGCCGACGTGGCGCGCGGGCACGCCGCCATGGCGATCTGCCTGCGGGGCTACTACTGCGCGATGGGACGGCGCCGGGTCGAGCGCTGGGAGACGGCGAACCTGCTGCTCGCACACGCTGGCCTGCCGATGGTCCGGGCAACCGCCTACATGGACCTGGCCCAGCGCGGCGAGGACCGGGTTTACGGAGTTCTCGCCGGCATGGCCCGAGCCGCTTGACGCGGTCGGACTTGCGGGAGCAATATTCGGGCACTGTGGCGAAACTGCCACTACCGAACGGCTCGCCTAACCAGCGGGCCGTTTTCGTTTCAATTTGGCGAATGCCCGGGCTGACGGGCGGCAACTACAGTAGTGCGCGCTTTGCTGGGCTTGCTACAACCCTGTGCCGGAGATCAGCGCCGGCCGCCAATTCAACCCAAGCCCTGCGAGCGATCGCGGGGCTTTTTCTTTGGACCCAGCCATGCCCTTCCAGCTCTCCGCCAAAAGCCGCGAGCGGCTGAAAGGCGTGCATCCCGACCTGCGCCGCGTCGTCGAGCGCGCGATCGAGCTGACCACGGTCGACTTCGTCGTGACGCAAGGCAATCGCACCCAGGACGAGCAGGACGAGCTTTACGCCCAGGGCCGCACGAAGCCGGGCAAGAAGGTGACCTGGACCCGGAACAGCCGGCACATCGGCGGCTTCGCCGTCGACGTAGCGCCCTGGGTGTGCGGCGGCATCGAGTGGGACGACGATGGTCGCATCGGCGTGTGGCCGCGCATCGCTGAGGCGTTCAAGGCCGCGGCCGCCGAGTTGGGCGTGCCGATCAAGTGGGGCGGCGACTGGCTGAAGACCAAGGACCGACCCCACTTCGAACTGCCGGCCGACAGGTATCCGGCATGAACGAGTCCCTGGACATCATCGTTCGCCTGCTGGCGATTGTCGTACCGGTGCTGATGGCGGTTATCTGCGGGCTGATCGGCTGGGTGTGGCTGCTCTGGCAAGACCACAACAAGCACAAGCTGTATTGCGCCGAGAGCATGCTCAAAACCGGCGCGCTGCAGGAAGTGAAAGACGAGATCCACGGACTGCGAAACATCGTCTACCAGATCGCACTGAAGATGGACGTGCCGGTCTTCACGGAGCCCTATCGCCGATGAGCGACGAGCTGGAGTTAGCCCGGGAGTTCCGCGCGGGCATGGAGCGGCTAGACGCGGCACTTAGCCGGCTCGGCCGAGGAAATGGCAGCAACGCGATGATCAACGTCAACGCCGGCGGTATCGGTGTCGGAATCGCGGTTGCCTGCTGCGTGGCCATGCTCGCGGCTGGCTTCGTGGGTGCCCTTTGGATGGTCAGCGACCGCGCCGAAAAGGCGGCGGAGCTGACTGAGATCCGCGACCAACTGCGCGAGCGCCGCGACGGCGAGAACGCCATCCGAGCCTACATCAATACGGGCATTTTGAAGCCCAAGAGCGACAAGGAGCAGACCAATGCCCGGTGAAGAGGAAATCATCATCATTGGCGGCGGCCCGAAGAAGCCGCCGCAGCCGTTGACCAGCCTCAAGCCGCAGGGCGTCGAGAGCCTTCGCGTGATGGCGAAGAAGTACACGACCTGGGTCTGGGGCTTCGTCGCGGCGTTGCCGCAGCTCTACACCACCATGCTCGCGCTCGGCCCGATCCCGGCCAGCATGGAGCGGATCCTCTGGGGCACCGCGGCCTTCGGGCTGTTCTGCTCGTGGGTCAAGCAGCGCGTCGACGGGGAGTGACATGAGCATCCTGGCGCGCGTCCTGCTCGGTCTGGTGATCGCCCTGGCCGTCCTCGGCCTGTGGCAGCGCGGCTCGCTGGCAAAGGCCCAGCGCGCGCGCGACGCCGCCGTCGCCGAGAGGGATTCCGCCGTCACCGAGCGCGACAACGCCAACAAGATCATCACCGATGAGCGCCGGCGGGCCGACACGGCCAACGCCATTGCGGCCAAGTACGAGCAGGAGAAGCAAGATGCTGAATCGAATGGTGCGGCTGTCGTTGCTGGCCTGCGCGCTGGCACTCTGCGGCTGCAAGACCGCTGGGCCGGTTGTGAAGCCCGTCTGTCCGCGGCCAGCAGGCGCGCCGGCGAGCCTGATGCAGAAGCCGAAGACCGAACTGCGAGTGCGGGCCGAATTGTTCGCGCCGCCGCCGACTGCGACGCCCAAGTCCGAGGCCTCCAAGCACTTGTTGCCGCTGATCGAGCCGAGGTAACGCCGTAATGGCCTGGCGTCCCATCGCCGTTTCCGGCATACCGTTCGTGTTCAACGACACCTTCGGCACGGTGTCGATGGCTGGAAGCACGGTGACGGCGCCCATGAACAGTGGGCCGGCCTGGTACATCATGATCGGCGACGAAACCGTCGATTACCCGATCCGGATCACCGTCCAGAGCTACAGCAGCGAACAGCAGTTCATCGAAGACCCCAGCAACTTCAGCTTTGAGGTGGTCGGCGGCGGCATCACGACCGTAATCAACGAGAACACGGGGAACACGACCGAGTTCAGCCCGAATCCGGTCACCGGGACTGGCCATTACGTCGATTACATCCCCGGCAACGGCGTCGAGACCGTGCGCACCGAGGCTTACTCGATGCTGGTTGAACTGGACGTAGTTGCATCAGGGGGGTGCCAAGAGCATGGCCGCACGACCCGCGCCTTCGTCTCTGGGTATACGCTCGACCGGGTTCATGTGGTCCGTGCAGCCAGGACGCAGCGGCGATGTCTGGTGGCCGATTTCAACGGCGCCATCGACAAGTCGCGGCAGATCGCCAAGGCGACATGGCGCTGCAATTCGCCGTGGATCACGATCCTCGACACCCCGACGATCAGCGCCAGCGGCCGCGCAGCGCAGGTCAATGCGACGCTGGGCAACTGCGGGGCGGGGCACGTGAAGTGCTCGGTCGAGCTGGACAACGGCGAGATCTACACCCAGGTGTTCGAAGTCCGTGTCGTGGATGCGCCGTATTTCGCCGAGCCCTACCAGTCGCCCGGTCCATACGAGCTGACGGTGACTGCATGAAGCCGCTCTACTCCGACGACCTGGCCGCGGCGATCTGCGAGCGGCTGGCGAGTGGCGAGACGCTGACGTCGATTTGCCGTGCTGAAGGCATGCCGGCGCCACGCACCGTACGCGAGTGGAGCCGAGACAATTCCGAGTTCGGTAAGGCCTATCGGCAAGCGATGGAGTCGGGCTGTCATGCGCTGCTCGATGAAACGCTGGACATCGCGGACAACAAGAATGAGCCGGCGGACAGTCGCAAGCTGCGCATCTGGGCGCGCCACGAGCTGGCCGCCCGCAAGCGTCCCGACCTGTTCGGCAAGATGGTGAAGATGGAGCACACCGGCGCCGATGGCGGCCCGATGAAGCACGAATCAACCGTCACGCTCGACCCGGGCGAGGCATACAGGCGACTGCTCAACCCCGATGCTTGACTGGAAAGCGCCCGACTATGCGCCGGTTTACGCCGAGCGCAGTCGGCGCCTGTCCGATCTTCGGGCCGATCCGGACTTGCTCGCTGCGGTGAAGGTGCACTACGCATCCAGCCCTGCGGACTTCGTCAACGACTGGGGGATGACCTTCGATCCCCGAAACGCTGAGGTCGGACGGGAAACCATCGTCCCGTTCGTGCTGTTCGACAAGCAGCGCGAGTTCATCGATTACCTGTATCGCAAGTGGCGCGCACGCGAAGATGGCCTGGCCGAGAAGTCGCGCGACATGGGCGTGTCCTGGCTGTGCGTTGGGTTCGGCGTCTGGATGTTCCTGTTCCACGCCGGCACCGTCGTCGGCTTCGGTAGCCGCAAAGAGGAGTACGTCGACCGTCTCGGTGACCCGAAATCCCTGTTCTGGAAGGTGCGCAACTTCATCGACCTGCTGCCGATCGAGTTCCGGCCGGCGGGCTGGGATGCGAAGACGTGCGCGCCATTCATGCGAATCCAGAACCCCGAGAACGGGGCAACGATCGTGGGGGAGGCCGGCGACAACATCGGTCGCGGTAACCGCACCTCGATCTACTTCAAGGACGAGTCAGCGTTCTACGAGCGCCCCGAGAACATCGATGCGGCGCTGTCGCAGACCTCCAACTGCAAGATCGACGTGTCGACGCCCAACGGCGCCGGCAACCCGTTCTACCGGAAGCGCAAGGCCGGCCGCATCGAGGTCTTCACGTTCCGATGGCAGGACGATCCCCGCAAGGGGCCGGAATGGTACGAGAAGCAGCGCCGCGACCTGGACCCGGTAGTCCTGGCCCAGGAAGTGGATATCGATTACGAGGCCGCGGTAACGGACTCCTTCGTCCCGGGCAACCTGGTCGATGCAGCGCAGCGGAACGGGCCCGCCGATGTCGAGGCCTTGGGCCCGGTGAAATGGGGCCTTGACGTTGCGCGCTTCGGCGACGACAAGAGCTGCTTGACCAAACGGCAGGGCCGCGTCACGTACCCGCAGCAGGTTTGGCAGGGCATCGACACGATGGCCCTCGCGAACGAGGTCTGGGAACAGGCCAAGCGAGAGAAGCCAGCGCAGATCGCAGTCGACGTGATCGGCGTCGGCGCTGGCGTCCACGACCGGCTTAAGGAGCTGGCCCGCGACTCCGGAATCCAAATCGTAGCGGTGAACGTTTCGCGCCGAGTCGAGGACGGAACCAACTACAACCTTCGGGCCAAGATGTACGACGCGGGTCGCGAGTGGTTTCGGGATGGCCCTGTGTCGGCGCCGAACGAACCTGATTTCAAGGCTGAGGTATGCGCGCTTCGCTACTACTACCGCAACGGCCTTCGCCTTATCGAGGACAAGGCCGAGGCGAAGAAGCGCGGGATCAAGTCCCCCGACCGCGCCGACTCTTTCATGTTGACGTTCGCTGAGCCCGTGATCGAAGTGGCGCCAGCGCTGACCTTTGAAACCCAATTCACGCATGGCGCCAACGCGCCAGGCTTCGTTACGGAGTGGTGATGGAAACGAACGACTTCACCCGAACGATGCTGGATCGGGCCGACAAGGCGTTCTCGCACGAAACTGAGCAGCGCCAGCGCGCCGTTTCGGATATGAAGTTCGCGTTCGTCGCCGGGCACCAATGGGATGCCCACCTCACCAAGAAGCGTCGCAACCGGCCGTGCTACGAGTTCAACCGCATTCGCCAGATGATCCGCCGGGTGACCGGCCAGCAACTGCAGAACAAGCCGCAGATCAAGGCGCGGCCGGTTGAGGACGGCGACATCGAGACGGCCGAGGTCATCAACGGCCTGATTCGCAATATCGAAGCCAACTCCGGCGCCGAGAACGCGTACGACACGGCGTTCCAGTGGTCGTGCGGTGGTGGCTTTGGCGTGCTACGGGTGGTGACGGAGTACGAGAGCGATTACACGTTCAACCAGTGCCTGAAGATCAAGTCGGTTAACGATCCGACGACGGTGTACTGCGACCCATCGGCCAAGGAGTTCGACCGCAGCGATGCAAATTTCTGGTTCATCACCGACAAGGTCAGTCGGGCGGAGTTCAAGCGCCGCTGGCCGAAGGCTGAGGTCGTGGACTTCAAGGGGCCGGCGAACTCGGGCTTGCAGCGCGGTTGGTGGGACCAGGACGACGTCCGAATCGCTGAGTACTGGTACAAGGAGCCGGCGAAGAAGCAGATTTACCTGCTGAACGACGGGACGGTGGTAAGCGCGGAGGAGTTCGACCCGATTGCCGACGAGGCCGCGGCCACTGGCTTGCAAATCAAGGATCGCCGCGAGGTCGATACCCACATCGTCAAGTCGGTCCTGGTCTCCGGCATGGGGCCCCTGGAGGAGCCGACCGAGTGGCCGGGCTCCTGCATCCCGATCGTCCCGCAATGGGGCGACCTGATCACCGTCGACGGGCGCCAGATCTACAGCGGCATGACGCGGTTCGGGCGCGATGCGCAGACCGTCCACAATTTCGAGCTGTCGACCCTGATCGAGGTGGTCGCGAAGCTGCCGAACAGCCCGCTGAAGGCTACTCCGAAGATGATTGAGGGGCTGAAGTCGTATTACGAGCGGCTCGGCTACGACGACCCGCCGGTGCTGCTCTACAACGCCGATCCGGATGCGCCCGGCGGCAGCCCGCAGCGCGAGCCGATGGCGCAGTTCCCGGCGGCACTCGCAAACCTGTCGGCGATGGCAACGGAGGAGATGAAGGCGACGCTCGGTATCTACGATGCGAGCCTGGGCGCCAAGTCCAACGAGACCAGCGGCAGGGCCATCATCGCCCGCCAGAACGAGGGCGAGACCTCCAATTTCGTCTACATCGACAACCAGGTGAAGGCGATCAAGAGGATCGGCGAGATCCTGGTCGACGCCATCCCTCGGGTATACGACGCGGAGCGCAGCATTCGCATCCTGGGCGAAGACGGCGGCGAGAAGTTCATCCGGGTCAACCGCGTCACGCTCGACGAGCAGACCGGACAGCAGATCGTCATCAATGACCTGTCCCGCGGCAAGTACGACATCAGCGTGACCGTCGGAAAGAGCTTCGACACCGCGCGCATGGAGGTGGCCGAGGCCGCTCAGGCGATGGTCGGTACGCCGGGGCCGTTCGGCCTCATGGCGCAGTACCTGCTGCTGCAGAACCTGGACGTGCCGGGCCTGGACGAGTTCAAGAAGGCCGCCCGAAAGGTGCTGGTCGCGCAGGGGCTGCTGGAGGCCGGCGACGGTGATCAACCTCCCGCGCCGCCGCCGCCGAACCCGAAGGACATGGCCAGCGCCGAAAACCAGGCCGCCCAGGCCCTGCTCAACAGGGCGAAGGCCGAAGGCCAGCAGATCGAGAACACGCTTCAAACGATGGCGATCGGGATGCCGCAACCGCCCCCCGATCAGCCATTCGATGCCATGCCCACAGACCAGCCGCCGCAAGGCGGCTTTTTTGTGCCCGAAGCACCCGAACCGGGCGGATTCCCGGGCTAACCGTTCGAGGAACGCATGTCTGACGACATCTTGACCGCGGCTGCTCCGGCACCCGCGGCGGCGGCGCCTGTCGCTGAGGAAATGAAGAGCACGGCCGTGCCGAGCCTGATGAAGCCTGTCGAAGCCCAGCCCGCGCAGGAAGCGCCGGCGGAGGCCTCGGAAGGCGGCGAGGGTGAGGCGGAACACGAGGAGGAAGCGTCGGCTGCTTCCGAAGGGAACGATGCCCCCGACGGCGCCCGCAAGAACAAGGGCGTTGGAAAGCGCATCAACGAGCTGACCCGAGAGAAGTACGAGGCCATTCGCAAGGCGGAAGCCTTGGAGCGCCGAGTCGCGGAGTTGGAGAAGGGTGGGAATCAGCAGAGTGCCCCGGAACAGACCGGGCGCCCGAAGCTCGAAGACTACGACTTCGACAACGACAAGTACTTGGAAGCCCTGACCGACTGGAAGGTCGACCAGAAGCTGAGCGCGAAGTCGAGCACCGACCAGCGTGAAGTCCAGGCACAAGCCGTCGAGAAGCGCATCGCGACGTATGCCGAGCAGAACCCCGAGGCGTGGCACGAAGCTGTCACGGCCCCCGTCAATTACACCGAACCGATGTTGGCTGCGCTCGCTGAAAGCGAGTTGATGCCGCAAATCGGTGTGTACCTGGCGCAGCACCTGGACGAAGCGGACGCCATCTCGAAGATGTCGGCCGCCGGCCAGATCAAGGCAATCGCGCGCATCGAAGCGTCGTTGGCGCCGCAAGGCGCCGCGTCCACCACTCAGACCGCTCGGGTCGAGCCCCCCAAGAAGCTGACAACCACCCCGCCGCCAGCGAAGACGCTGCAAGGCGGTGCTCCTGCCGTCAAGAGCATCGACGACATGACCACCGCGGAGCGCATCGCGCATTGGCGTGCGGAAAAAGCCAATCGCTAATCCGAGGATTACCCCATGAGCAACAACCTTGTTACTACCGACAAGGTGGCCGACTACGCGCTGATGAAGTTCAGCGAAAGCGCCACCTTCCTGCGGTCCGTTAACCGCGAATACGACGAGTCCTTCGCCAAGAAGGAAGCGAAGATCGGCGACACCCTGCGCGTGCCGATCCCGCAGCACGGCCTGGTTCGAAAGGGCCGCGTCGCCACCCCGAACCCGCTGCAGACGATCACCCGCAATGTCAGCGTGTACGGCCAGCGTGGCATCGATGTGATCTTCAACTCCGCCGAAATGGCGCTGGACATCGAGGAACTCGGCCGCCGTTACATCGACCAGCAGATCGCCGATCTCGTGGTCAGCATCGAGGCCGAGGTTCTGGCCATGGCGATCGCCGCCACCCCGAACCAGACCGGTGACACCGCCGCTCGCTTAAACAACATCTTCTACGCCAACCTGGCCAAGAAGCAGATCGAGGACAACGGTGGCCACAAGGGCACCAAGAAGATGCTGCTCAACTCCGCCGGCGAAGTGCAGATCGTCGATTCGCTGAAGGGCCTGTTCAACGCCCAGAAGCAGATCGCCGTTCAGTACGAAGAGGGCGAGATGGGCCGCGCGGCCGGCTTCGACTGGAGTTCCACCACGGTCATGCCGCGTCAGCTGCGCGGCGCCGGCGCGGGCTATCTGGTCAACGGCGCCAACCAGTCCGGGTCGTCCCTGATCGTCGATACCGGCACTGGCACCGTGCTCAAGGGCGAGATCATCACCATTGTCGGTGTCAACGCGGTGCACCCGCAGACCAAGCAGAATCTCGGCTATCTGCGCCAGTTCGTGGTGACCGAGGACTATGCGGGCGGCGGCGGCACGATCTCGATCTACCCGGCCATCGTCACCTCGGGCAGCGAGCAGAACGTCACCGCTGTGGCGGCCGACAACGCGGCCATCACCATCGCCGGCACCGCCAGCACGCCGTACGGCATCAATCTCGCGTTCACCAAGGACGCCTACACGTTCGGCACCGTCGACCTGCCGGAATACCCCGACCGTCCGTGCAGCCGCCGTGTCTACGACGGCATCTCCATGCGCGTGGCCCAGGGCTCCGACATCATCAACGACCAGTTCATCATGCGCTTCGACATCATGTGCGCCTTCGGTGCACTGCGCCCCGAGTGGGCCTCGCGCGTGGCGAACAACGACACCCTGCTCACGCCGGCCTAACCCGCCGACTCACTTAGGAGTACGCAGTCATGGCAGTTCCGAACCCGGATATCCCGGACCGTTCCGACAACACGTTCTACACCGGCCCCATCCAGTCGGATGGCACGCGCCTCGTGCAGCCGATCTTCGTCAGCGATCTCCCGACGGCGGACCCGGCAGTCGCCGGTCAGCTGTGGAGCAACGCGGGCGTGGTGACGGTCAGCGCCGGCTGATCCATCGAAGTCAGTGGTGATTGAAAGGGCGCTTCGGCGCCCTTTCTTTTTGGGGCCTTGAGATGACAAAAGTTGCAGACATCGTCAAGTCAGCGCTCCAGGAGCTGACCGTCATCGATGAGCAGGAGACGCCTAGCGCAGAAGCAATGCGTTCGGGAATCGACTGGCTCAATCGAATGATGCGCCGTTGGGAAGCGAATCTGCTCGCGCTTGGCTGGTCGACCGTTGCCGGCCCGGACGACGACTTGCCCGCACCTGAGGAGGCCGAGGAAGCGATCGTGCTCAATCTGGCGCTGAAGCTGCGGCGCAGCTACGGTGTGCCGCTCGGCGACGTTCCCGACCTGCCTAAGGATGCGCGTGACGCCTACGCGTTGCTGCTTCGCGATCAAGAAGTCGCGACCCCGATTCAACCAATTCTCGATGCGCCGGAGCCTGACTACTACGGCGCTGACCGATTCCGTTCGAGCGCGTGGGACTACTGATGCGATACGAGCCCGTCAACATCGTTGGCGGATCGTACGCCGACGAGACGAAGCCATGGACTGTGCAGGATACGGTCAACTGGCTGGTGCTTCCGGCCGAGCGTGATGGCGCGCGGTCTGACGCGATCTTGCGTAGTGCGCCGGGCCTAGTCGATTACGCCGAAACGCAGAACAAGCCGGTCCGCGGCGCCCATGACGCGGAGGGCCTGTTCCTGGTCGTCGTGGGGCGCACGTTGTACCGGGTCAACACGAACGGCACGACGACGGCTCTCGGCACCATTCCGGGCGTCACCCGCGTCTCGATGGCCCACAACCAGATCGAGAACGGCAATCAAGTCGTGATCGTCAACGGTCAGTCCGGCTACGTCTGGAATACCGTAACCAGCACGTTGACGCAGATCACCGACGAGGCCTTCCCAGGCTCGCCGATCGTGGACTACCTCGACGGCTACATCCTCGGTGTCGATCTGTTCGGCCGGTTCTGGTTCACCAGCGACCTTAGCCAGGCGACCGAGTACAGCACCCTTGATCGTTCCGACGCCGAGTCGCAGCCGGACAAGATCGTGACGCTGATCGCGACCGGTGGTGAGGTGCTGGTGTTCGGCGAGCGCACGGGCGAGTTCTTCCGCAACACGGGGGCCGCGACGGGAACCTTTCAGCGCGTCGACGGCGTCTCGATGGACATTGGCTGCGCCTCGCCGCACGCCCGCGCAGGCCTCGACAACTCCGTCTTCTGGCTCGGCCACGACGGCAACGTGTACCAGCTTCAGGGCAACAGTCCGGTGCGGATCAGCACCAGCGCCCTCGAACAGGCGATCTCGGGCCTCAACTGGAAGAACGCGTTTGCGTTCACCTTCGAGGATCGCGGGCACAAAGTCTTCTACCTGACCTTCCCGGACGGGCAGACCTTCGGCTACGACGTGATCTCGCGCGAGTGGCACCGGCGCGAGTCGTACGGCCTCAAGCGCTGGCGCATCAACACGCTCACCCCGTGGCGCCGCGGTTGGTACGCCGGCGACTTCTCCGACGGGACGATTTCGCGTGTCGACTGGACGGTCATGAAAGAGGGAACGCAGCCGCTCGTCGCCCGTCGTCGGACAGGCGTCAGCCACGCGAACGGGAATAAGGTCATCGCCGATGCTCTGAAGCTGGTATTCGATGTAGGCCGCATACCGGTCGGCGTGACCGACCACTTCTGCAGCATCCGCTACAGCGACGACGGCGGCCACAACTGGTCGGGCGCGAGAGTGCTGTCGCTTGGCGAGGCTGGTGGCTACCTGCAGACGGTGGTTGCTCGGCGCCTTGGCCGATTCGAGCAGCGGGTCCTGGAGATCGAGGTCAGTAGCCCCGGCCTCCGTGACCTGATCGCCGCAAGCTGGGCGCCGAGGCTGACGACCGCATGAAGATCATCGACGACTTCCTGCCCGACGCGGAAGCGGTGCGGGCGGCGGCGCTGTGTGCGCCGTTCGAGGATGTGCACGCGCCCGACGGCGAGGTCTACAAGCGCGTCTGCGTCACCGAAGTTCCCGGCCTGGTCCCAGCGCTTGAGGCCGCCGTCGGCCCAGTCGACATGCTGCTGACCGCCTACCGCCTGAACTTCGCCGGCGAGCAGCCGAATGCCGCGATCCACAGCGACATCGGCTGGGGCACGCACGCCCTCGTGCTGTACCTGTGCGACGGCGACGGCGGGACCGCCTTCTGGCGCCACAAGGCCACCGGCGAGCATCGCATCGAGCCCGGTGACGTGCCGCTCTGGCATGCCGTCCGCGACGACTGGAACCGGCCCGATGCCTGGGACATGCGCGGCCTGGCCGCACTGAGGTTCAACCGGGCCGTGATCTACGAAAGCGCGCTGTTCCATAGCCGCTACCCCTTCGCCGCGTTCGGTGACGGCCCGCAAGACGGCCGGCTGATCGCGGTCGCGTTCTTCAATCTCCGGAGCGCCTGATGCACGTTCGCAACGCAACGCCGGCCGACACGCCGGCGCTCTTGGCCATGGGCGCGAAGTTCTACGCCACGACCAGCTACAGCGAGTTCGCCGAATACGACTGGGTGACCGTGTCGGCCCTGATCGATCTGATGCGCGACGGCGTCCTGCTGGTCGCCGAGGACGACTCGGGCCCGGTCGGCGTCGTCGGCCTGGTCGTTGCCCCCTTCATGTTCAACGGCAGCCGCAGCGTCGCCTACGAAGTCATTTGGTGGGTTGACCCGGATGCGCAAGGCGCCGGCGCCGGCAAGGCGCTGCTGGCGGCCATCGAGCCGGCCTGCCGAGACCGCGGCGTCTCCGCGATCCAGATGGTCCACCTCAGCAACAGCCCGCCGCAGGCCGCGGCGCTCTACGAGCGCATGGGCTACCGGCACACCGAATCCTCCTACACCAAGCGGGTGACCTGACATGGCCGCAATCACGGGTGCTGCGCTCGCCGCGGGCGCGACGATCTACAGCGCGAAGAAGCAAGGCGACGCCGCTAAAGATGCGTCCCGGGCCGGGCAGCAGTCCGCGCAGATGGGCATCGACGAGCAGCGGCGCCAGTTCGACACCTTCCAGCAGAACATCCAGCCCTACATGGGCGCAGGAACGAATGCGCTTGGCCAGATGACTGCTCTGAACGGCGGCGACTTCTCCAGCTTCAAGCAGTCACCGGACTACCAGTTCGCGTTCGACCAAGGCCTGCAGGCCATCAATCGCGGCGCGGCGGCGCGCGGGGGCCTGCGCAGCGGCGGCAACGATGTCGATTTGGTCAACTACGGCCAGGGCCTGGCGACGCAGAACTACGGCAACTACTACAACCGGCTGGCCGGCCTCGCCTCGATGGGCCAGAACGCCGCCGTCGGCGCGGGCTCCCTCGGGCAGCAGAGCGCGAACGCAATTGGCCAGTTGTACGGCCAGCAGGGCCAGGCCGCGGCCGGCGGCGCCATCAACCAGGCGAACGCCCAAACCAACGCGCTCGGGAGCCTGGCGGGCATTGCCGGCCAGTACCTCGGCAACCGCCAGTCGTCCTACGGGTCCGCGGTCGGCCCGGTAACCCGCCAGCCGATCGCGATGCCGTCGGCCTCCGTCAACATCCCCAAGTACCGCTACGGAGCCTGATATGGCACAGCTCATCTTCAACGACATCGGCGCGAACCTCCGCGAAGGGCTGGCGTTCGGCACTCAACAGCGCGTGCAGCGCGAGGGCGAACAGCGGCGTAACCGCCTAGCCGAACTGTCTTCGCAGGCCTATTCGACGGGCCCGGACCAGCAGCAGAACCTGCTCGGCCAGATGGCTGCGGTGAGCCCCGAGGCGGCGGCCCAGCAGTCGCAGCAGTTCGAGTCGCAGGACGATCGCCGGAACAAGACGCTCACCAACATGGCGCGGACGCTGGTCGGGCTTCCACCGCAGGCCCGCGCCGGCATGTATCAACGGATGCTGCCGGCCTTGCAGCAGTTCGGCCTGTCCGACCTGCCGCCGACGTACGACGCTCAGAGCGCTCCGATCATCGACAAGACCGCGCAGGCACTGGCGCAGGCTGCAATGGGAGCTCAGGGCCAGCCGACCGGATTCCGCGAGCTGGACATGATCGCGCAGGCCGCAGGCTATGCACCTGGCACGCCGGAGTACCAGCAGGCGGCCCAGGTCCGGCTCGGCCTTCGCGGGCGCGCGGCGACCGGCGGTTTCGGCTTCGAAGAGATCGTCGGCGCCGATGGCCGCACCCGGCTTGGGAGGACGAATCCGCGCACTGGCACGTTGGAGGTCTACGACGAAGCGACTGGCGACTTCACGCCGCTGGGCGGCTCCGGGCAGCTCAACCCTGGCACCGCGCCGCCTCAAATGGCGCCGGTGCAGGCCCCGAGCGCATCGAACCTCGGCTCACCGATCACGATGCCAAACGACCTCAGCACGACCTTCGCATCGCTCGGGCAGCAGTTCCCTGGTACCCAGATCACGAGCACGCTTCGCACGCCCGAGCGCAACGCACAAGTGGGCGGCGTGCCGAACAGCCAGCATCTTCGGGGAACCGCCGCGGACTTCACTGTGCCGCCTGAGCAGCGCCAGGCCTTCATCCAGGCCGCGCGTCAGCAGGGATTTGAAGCGATCGACGAGGGCGACCACGTCCACCTCGAACTGCCGTCTGGTGCGCGCGCGCCGGCCGTGCGTGCCGACTTGGGCGTCAGCCGATCCCCGGAGGAGCAGGCCGCGCTCACGACTGCCGCCCAGGAGCAGGCAAAGATCAATGCCGAGATCGGCGCCTACGACCGGATGACCGGCTTGGAGGCGGAGCGCGCGGCGGCGGTCGAGGGGGCAAAGGCCGGGGCCAAGACCCAAGCCGAGGTCAGCGCACAGCAGGGAGTGCGCACCCGGGACGCTGGCCAGGTTCTTTCGCTGCTGGCCGAGGCCGAGAAGCTGCTGCCCAGAGCCACCGGCAGCGGCGGCGGCGCGCTGCTCGACACCATCGCCGGAGCCGGTGGCTACGCAACCGATGGCGCGAAGGCGACGGCTCAGCTGCGCACGATCGCCGGCCAACTTGTCTCCAAAATGCCACGCATGGAAGGGCCGCAGTCGAATGCCGACGTGAAGATGTACCAGGACATGGCGGGTGACCTGGCGAATCCGGCTACGCCACGCGAGCAGCGCCTCGCCGCGCTGCAGACCATCCGGAAGCTCAGCCAGAAGTACGCGGCCCCCCAGCGGTCCCAGCCCCCACGGGGGCCGACCGCGTCGGCTCCGGCGGCCGGCGGTGTCGATGATCTGCTGAGCAAGTACGGAATCCGCTGATGGCCACCCTTGAACAGATCGAGCAGGCGCTGCGGGCCGCGGACGCCGCCGGCAACGTCGACGACGCGCGCCGGTTGGCTCAGGCCTACGCTGACATGCGCACGTCCACGACGGCCGCACCGGAAGCAGATTTCAGCGATGTAACCAGCACGTCGTCGACCACGTCCAAGCCACCGAAGCAGCGCACGACCGCTCAGAAACTGGTGCGCGAGGTCGGCGGCCTCGGCCTGCGCAACGTGGTCGAGGGCGCCGCCGATCTCGCGGGCATCGTGACCGACCCGTTGCTCGCGGGTTGGAACGCTCTCACCGGCGACAACCAAGTCCCGACGCGCCAGGCCTGGGGCAACGCGCTCACCTCCCTTGGTGTCCCGCAGCCCGAGACCTCTGGTGAACGCGTCGCCGGTGACATCGGGCGGGCGCTGACCGGCACGGCGCTGACGATGGGCGCGGGCACGCTCCTGCAAGGCGGTCGCGCCGCCGCGGCGAATCCCACTGCGGTCAACCGCCTCGGCGACCTACTGACCGCACAGCCGAACTGGCAGGTGGCGTCCACGATCACCGGCGCCGGCGCTGCTGGCGCGACGCGCGAAGCCGGCGGCGGCGCTGGTGCTCAGGCGCTGGCGGGACTGGCTGGCGGCATGGGGCCGCAGATGCTGGCCGGCGCTGGCGCGGCGACATTGCGCGCCGCGGTGCGAGGCCGTGACGGCTCCCAGATGGCGCGCACGATTGGCGACTTCAACGCTCTCGGCGCGAACCCGTCCGCTGGTCAGGCGTCTGGGAATCGGATGGTGCAGGGCGTCGAGAACCTTCTCGCCGGCGCGCCGACCAGCACCGGCGTGATGACACGCTTTGCTGAGCGCCAGGCCGATGACATCGGCGAGGGCTTGCAGACTGCGGCTGAGCGACTGTCGCCACGCGCCAGCGCCGAGCGCGCCGGGCGCGCGGTGGAGAAGGGCACCGAGACGTTCGCCAACAACACCAAGGCCATGAAGAAGGCCCTGTACTGGCAAGCTGATCAGTTCATCCCCGGTGCGACGCCGATGCCCCTGACGCGCACGCAGCGCGCCCTGCAGGAGCTGACGACGCCCGTGACGGGGGCAGAGGCCACAACTGGTTCGCTCATCAAGCCGCGCATGCAGCAGATGGCCGACGACGTGAAGGCCGACATCGCCGCGGCGCAAGCGGCTGGCGGGACCGGTATCCCCTATGAGGCGGTGAAGAAGATCCGCAGCGAAATCGGCGAGCAACTTTCCGATTTCAGCTTGTCGGTCGACCGGCCCACCGCCGAACTCAAGCGCCTGTACGCGGCGCTGTCGCAGGACTTGGAAGAGGCCGCCCGCGCTGCCGGCCCGCAGGCCGAGCGCGCGGCGCGGCGCGCGAACAACTACACCCGCGCCGTCGCCGATCGTTTGGAGCAGGTGCAGCGCGTCATCGACAAGAACGGCGGCCCCGAGCAGGTTTTCAACTCGGCCATGAGCGGCACGCGCGACGGCGGCACTACCCTGCGCGCGGTGATGCAGTCGCTGCCGAAGGAGGGGCAGCAAGCTCTGACCGCAGCGGTGATCAAGCGCATGGGCCTAGCGACGCCCGGCGCGCAAGACGCGGCCGGCGACGTCTTCAGCTCCGGCACCTTCATGACCAACTGGAGCAAGCTGAGCCCCGAGGCCAAGCGCTCGCTGTTCGATCGCTACAGGAAGGGGTTCAGCGAGAACATGGATCGCATCGCCCGCGTCGCCAGCAACATCAAGGAAGGCACCAAGGTCTACGCGAATCCCGCAGGCACCGCGAATCGCGGCGTGGCGTTTGCATATGCAACCGCACTAGCTGCGTCGTTGCTCGACCCAACCTTTGTTAGCACAGGCGGACTTTTGGCCGGCGGACTATCTGCAAATCTTGGCGCTCGACTTCTCACAAATCCGACGGCAGTCGAATGGCTGGCGAAGGCAACTGCTATGCCAAAGGGCTCAGCCGTTTCACAGTTGCAGCTTCTGGCGCGGATGGGCGAAGCACGCGGTGATGAAGATGCAACGCAGATTGCGCGCGAGCTACGCGAAGCGCTGCCAAATGAAAATGACAACGAAGGCCAGCGTTAGACCGCCAGCAATCACAACTCCAGCTATCAATGTGTATTCCCGGAAACCTAGTTTCCCGGGGTGCTCCTTTTCCCACTGCTCGCGCTTGATCCCATCCCAAGCCTTTTGCGGGTCGTAGCCGCTTCCCTTCCATTTGTCGTTCACGGTGGCGCTTCCGGTTGAGGCGCCCCAGCGGCGCCCGCGCGCCAATCCTACACCCCGTTTCGGCACCCCAAACAGAGTCCAAAAAGCAAAGCCCCGGAGCGATGGCCGTCGCCCGGGGCTTCTTCGTTCACCCCTTGTCAGACCAAGGAGCAACCGTTGCCGAAGTATACCAAAGGAATATTCCGCATGAAAAAGGCCGAAATTGAGCTGGAAGGGGTGTTTTCGCCCTGGCTCCGATTCTGCATTGGCCTGGCGATTGTCCTGCTCGCGGTGACGCCCCTGGTGGCGGTCCTCCGATGAGCCAAAGCCCTCAAGCCAACGCAACCACCTAGAACCCGGCCCTGAGCCGGGTTTCTGCTTTCTGGAGCCCCGAAAATGGCCTATGAACAGATTGGCGGGCCCACGCCCGACCGCTTCGCCCTAACCCTGGAACCAGATGGCATTTATCGCGTCAATGGGCGGGCGATCCCAAGTGCTGACCACCCCGGCTTGCGCATCGATGACCGCCAGCTTGTCGTTCGCATCCATGACCGAATTGACCAGGGCGAACGCGACTGCGGGGGCGAACTCGGTGTTCACGTAAAAGAGTGAGAACTGGAACTGATAGCTGGTCCCCAAGGCTTTGATGCGGTCTCGAACCGCGTCGTAGTTCTGGCCAGGGGACATCAAGTCATACGCTATGAACAGGTTGTAGGCCACGGCCTGCCCTCCTTGGGCTGAGTTGTTCTGGCGACAACGTGAAAACCACCCCAAACCCGCCATCGGCGGGTTTTGCCGTTATTGGGAGCTCGAAATGGCAGCTTTCCGCGTGCTGGACCCGTTCCAGACCTTCTTCAACCTCGACAGCACGGCGCCGGCGGCGGGCGGCCGGGTGGACTTCTTCGAGTCCGGGACGAGCACCCCGAAGGCGGTGTATGCCGACCCGGGCCTGACGACCAGCAACGGCAGCTCTATCGACCTCGACGCCGCCGGCCGGCTCGAGGTGGACTGCTGGGGCGACGGCGCTTACCGGGTCCGGCAGTACGACGCCGACGACACCCTGGTGAAGGAGCTGGACAACATTCAGCCGACGACCAGCAGCGGCCTGGAGATCCCGACCCCGCTGGAGGCTGGCGCGGTGCTGAGCAACGACGGCGCGATTCTGCAATGGCTGCAGGCGCTGTTCATGCCCGACCCCACGGGGCAGAACGGCAAGTTCCCACAGGCGAATGGGTCTGGGTACACGCTTGTCGATATCACCATTCCGACCCCGGCGGCCCCAGACATCGTCCTTACTGGCACGGGAGCGGCCGGCAGCTTCCGGGCCGGCACGACTGCGGTCGCGAAAAAGTTCTACCTGCAGTGGGGCTCGGACACGATGGCGGCGAGCGGGCAGACAGCGGCCGCTGGCAGTTTCAACTTCCCCGCCGGGTTTGACGAGGCGCCGAGGGTTCTCATCGTCGGCAAGTCGGCCAGCGTTGCGGCCGAGGGCCAGATACCCGCCGTCGCCGTCACGAACACCACCACGACCGGATTCTCGGTCGCCATGAACACCGACGACTACACGCGGAACGGGTCGCGCATCAATAGTGCCGTGCCGTTCGATTGGTTTGCGATCGGCTTCAAGACGGTCTGACCGTGGCCATCGGTATTCCTTCGTCGCAAGAGCGACTGATCGACATCGGCCGGGACGGCGTGCCGCGGCCGACCGCCGCCTACTTCCGCTTTTGGCAGGCCCTGGCGCGTGCGGCGGCGAGCAGCGGCGTCAGTTCCGACGAATTCCGTGATCTTCTGCTCTACCTGGGGTCGACGGACGGAACCCTTAGTGGGCTGCCGCCGTTCTCGCCGGGGGACTACATGCCGATCACGGCGAACGTCCAGGGCGATTACTCGGTCGAGTCGAACGGCATCCTGTCGCAGGGCATCGTCTCGATCACCCTGGTCAACGACGAGTTCGAGCCGCTCCCGACGCACTACTACGGCACCGGCGCCGACGGCCAGCGCGGGTACAAGGCGGTGGCGGACGCTTTCACGTCGCTGCCCGAGATCACGCTGATCGTCGGGCCGGACGGGGTGACCGAGGTGTCTCTGACCCCAGTCCCCGACAGCGGCGCCGGCGCGCTCCTGGCGATCACCCGGAACGGGTTCGGCCAGGTCACGGGGACGCGCACGCCCTCGACCGACGATCTGGCCGAGGGAGCCGCCAACCTCTACTTCTCGACCGAGCGCGCGCAGGACGCCACAGGCGCGGCGATTGCGGCCGGCACCGGCGATGGCGTGACCCTGGCTTACGACGATGGTGCGAACGCGATCAACGCCACGAACACGGACAAGGGCAGCGTCGCTGTCGCGGCGCACGAAGCTGCCGCCGACCCCCACCCCCAATACACCACCCACGGCGAGGCTCTATACCTCGTCTCGCTGAGGTTCTGATGATCCTGCTCAATGACCTTCAGGTGCTGCAGATCGTGCTTTCCGGCGCGGTCGCCACGTCGCAGCCGCACTTCTATGCCGGTTACGTCGACCTGGCTTCCGGCATCCTCTCGACCCCGGCGCCGGTGACCGGCACGACCAACAGCACCACGGCGGTCACCTGGGTCGCGGCGCCTGCGGCGAGCACCGTTCGTCAGGTCAAGGCGCTGAGCCTCTACAACGCCGATACCTCGTCGGTTACGGCGACCGTCCGCGTCAACGACAACGGGACGAACCGCACGCTGCGGGTCGTGACCCTGCTACCTGGCCAGAGCCTGGAGTATGTCGACACGGCGGGCTGGTCTGTCGCGGACAGCGCTCAGTCGCCGACATCGGTCGGCTACATCGATGGCCTACGCCTTTTGTATGTGAGTGCAAACGCAGTCACCGCTGATTCCGGCAGCGCCTACATCCAGGGGCTCGCGCGCCGCGTCGATGTGTCGACGGCTATTGCCAAGTCGAGCCTGTCGCTATCGGCCAGCACCTGGTATCACGTTTATCTGTTTGAGAGCGCTGGTGTTGCTGATATCGAGATCGTGACCACAGCGCCGGCTGCGGCTTACAACGGCACTGCTCGGAGCAAAACAGGCGATACGTCTCGTCGATATTTGGGGAGCGTCCGGACGGACGGTTCTGGAAACATCCTTGCGTTTACGCACTACGGCAACCGAATCGCGTACGACGCCGGCGGAAGCGGCACGTTGCGCCCACTGGCCAACGGCAATGCCACCTCGGACACGGCGGTGAGTTTGGCGTCGTATGTGCCGGTCACCACCACCGTTGCGACCCTGCTGCTCAGTACAAATTCGTCGACTGCCTATTTTCAAGTCAAGAAGGCTGTTGCTGCGGCGATCTACTTCACCATTGGCCCGTCGGTAAACTCTTCCGACGTCGCGTTGATCGTGATCGACATACCAGCGCCAGGACAGGCAATTGCCTACGTGGGGCAGTCGTCCAGTGCGGCCGCTTATATCGACGTCCTCGGTTACGTCTTGGAGCGATGACCATGTACGCCCACACGGATACGAGCTACAGAGAAATCGCAAGCGAGACCGAATTGCTTCCTGGCGAACTCTTGAGTGCCGTGGTCCCGCAAGTGGTTCTAAGCCATCTGCGCCGGCAGCAAGCCCGAGGCTGGCGAGAGGGGTTCTTGCGGGCCTCGGATTGGACGCAAGTGCCAGACTCTCCGCTGGGCTTGGTCGACAAGCAGGCATGGGCCACCTACCGGGCTGCGCTCCGAGCGCTTCCGCAGCAGCCTGGCTTCCCGGACGTCGAGTGGCCTCGGCCGCCGAACCTGGCGGACGGGACTGCCGATCAGCCTGAACCCGGCGCAGGGGATTCCTGA